GCCGAGGTAGTTTAACTGGTAAAACATAGCACTGCAGGCTATAATGGCGGTTCAAGACCGGCTCTCGGCGCCAGTGGGAACGATGTTCATTCCTTGAGTATCGGAGCGCAAGGCTTATCGATGCAATCCGAAGCATTGAGGTATTAGTGTGGGGAACATCAAACGGCGGAGTTGACTTGGGTTTTATGCCGTAAAGTATGGGGATATAGCTCAGTTGGGAGAGCATCTGCTTTGCAAGCAGAGGGTCGCCGGTTCGAGTCCGGCTATCTCCACCACCTCATAAAAGGAGGAACGACCAATGAAACCAATTAAGGTAAATGGAGTGGTTGTCCACTGCAGCGACTGCATCAATCATATGGTGAGTATAGATGATGCGCCATGCAAAAATTGCTGGAAAGCAATTTGCCACACGGGAGATATAAGTGGTGTCTGCCTTGATGATATTGCCTTCTATCCTAAAGACAAAGAACATTTTCTTGCCGTTGAAAAGATAGTCAAAAAATACAGAGACCAGTTTACGGCAATGAAAACGGATGCAAAAGCACATGGTGTGTCCATCGAAGAGCTCTGTAAACAGTACGCAAATCGTCGCACGTTAGAGTTGTGGGTAGACGGCATTCAATAAAACATGGCTTTGGTAAGGAGGTATGAACGTGGAGCGTGGTGACTTCATATCAGGCGAAGCGTGGTGCAAATACAAATTTGAGCGCGAAAGCAAAAAAGAAGAAATTGAGCGACTCCAAAGAAAGGTTGAGCGAGCAAGCAAAAACCTCCACAACCGAATAGTGTATGACAACATTGTGCTAACCGTCTTGAGTGTGACGACAATTGCAGTATTAGCTGGCTGGATATAAGAAATATGCAGGATTGGTGGAATTGGCAGACACGGCGGATTCAAGTCCCGCTGCCATCGGCGTAAGAGTTCAAGTCTCTTATCCTGCACCATGCAGTTTTGCCATGCGCGTGTCCTTCGTTCATTTGCAAGTTCCTTTCTTCGTACCTGCATCAAGATAAACACCTCCATCAAATATTCACCTCCATCTTTTGCGGGCAAAACTGTTTGTGGAACTCAGGCGTGTCCACCTTTCTGGGCATACCGTAATAGCCGGTCAATATACTTCCGTAGCTCAGTTGGTAGAGCACGGCACTTTTAATGCTGGGGTCACGAGTTCGAGCCTCGTCGGGAGTACCAAAGTCAAATATATAAGGAGGTTCCTTATGGGAGTTCATATTCATATCCCCGCTGATGCAGTATGGGGGTTTTTCCAAGCAAGCAGAAAACGTTTGAACAAAGAAATGGTTCTCATTGCTGAGAACACCGACACGGAGTACGCTGTGTATCTTACCGAGGAAAACGACCTCCCAGTTTTGGCTGTTGCAAAGGGCAACGAAAAAATTGAGTACAAAGAACCTTGCGTGAGTGAGGAGGACTGTACAGCGGTGTCAAAGAAATTCTACACACGCTATCTCTTTCCTGTTGTGATTACAGACAACAAGTATGTTCCGGGAGATAATCCAGATGGCGGCAAAGAAGAAAGCGATGAAACATGGATGGACATAGAGGATGCTATGTATGAGCGAGATGATGAACTCCGTTTGGCTATGGCAGATTTCCTCGCAATCGCGCTGCAGGAGGGTGACAACGACGGAACAAACATCTTAGAAGCGTATGGCTATGAAGCTGTCGATGAAATCCTTGATGGATTTTTGAAAGAGCTTTCAGAAGATTACGGTTTCCATATCTATCGCCCGATGATTATAACGGAAAAAGAAAGCGGCTGTGAAGTCTTTACAGAGTTTCCGTATGATGAATATGACATCGATGGCGTGGACGAGCCGGAAGATGAAGAAGATGAAACTGAGACTGAGACGGGCGAATGACCCGTCTCTTTTTATTTGGGGAGTTGACCGAGTGGCTTATGGTGGCGGTCTTGAAAACCGTTGGCGGCGAAAGCCGTCCGTGGGTTCGAATCCTACACTCCCCGCCAACTAAATGATAATGGATGGAGGTAACATATGCCTGAATGTTTGGATAATATGCCGTGGCGTTCGCTGAAGGGGCTTGGGGATATGGCACCCGACTTCCTTAGATTGGGAGATTTCAAAAACGTCAGATTAAAAGACGATACACTGGTTCAGTTCCGTATCATTGGATTCAAACACGATGTTACAAAAAGTGGTCGTATCCTCCCACTGACTTGGGAGATGGTTGACTGCCTTCCAAACCGGCATCGTTGGAATAGCAACGACACGAACAGAGGCTCTTGGGGTGCAACAGAGTTGTTCCATAAGATGAACGACGAAGATGGCGTAATTTACCAGCTCATGCCAGACGAGATTCTTGAGGTGGTCGAACCAGTAATCAAGCTTACTGCAAACACCTATGACGGAGCGAACGAATTGCTCGAAACGGAGTGCAAGTTTTGGATTAAGTCCGAAAAAGAAACCTTTGGACGGAACATCTATTCGGCACCGGGCGAAGGTCATTGGTACGAATATTACCGGCAAGAAGATGTCCCTTGGGGCAAGAAGCGTAATGGTTCCGCTGAGTACACTATGCTGCGTTCTCCTTATTGCAGCAACAGCTACTCCTTCTGCTATGTGTACACGAACGGCGGCGCGGGCAGGTACGACGCGGGGTATTCCAACGGCGTCGCCCCGGCTTTCAGTTTCTAATCTGTGTATCAAAAGCATCAGCACCACGGAAGTGGTGCAAGATAAAACCATAACCACTGGGGCAGTTGCTTCAGTGGTTTTATGTCCACAATGGCTCCAACCTCCTCGTGGTGTGGGCGGATAGTCGTAAGACGAACTAATAGGGGTACATTTGAAATCAAGGAGTACATACACATGGCAAAAATCGTTATCGCAGGCGACGCAGTCGTCGTCACTTCCGCAATGAAGCTTGAGGACATCAAGACCATCGAGAAGTATCGTCCCAAGGAGCTCGTCCTGAAGGGCGGCGAGGATGGCAAGGAGCCCATCTTCGGTGTCGGCACCACTCATGGTGCAGGCAATATCAACGCAGTTGGCGCATCCTTCGGCTCCGAGACCCGTGACGATGACAAACTGGCGTGCATCACCCTGTTCCTCGACGGTGTTACCGGCGATGTGAAGGATTGGGTCGCTGACCGCCTTGGCGCTGCCATCATCAACCTCAACAAGCTCGAAGAGAAGCTCCCCACTGTTCTCGAAGAGATTGCGGCTGAGAAGGCAACCGTGATGAGCAACATCACTGTCGCTCAGTAAGAGACACTGCAACGGGGCGGCTATGCCGCCCCACCACCCAAAAAACAAAAAACGAATAAAAGGAGAATACATAATGATTAAGGTTACTGTTGGCAACAATGTTAAGCGTGAGGCTGTCATCATCGATGAGAATACCACCCTGCGCTCCTGCCTTGAGGCAAACGGCGTTGATTACACTCGTGGTGTCATGCACCTCGATGGTTCTTCTCTGAACCCCGGCGACCTCGATAAGACCTTCCAGCAGTTCGGCATTACCGAGAAGTGCTTCCTGCTGAATGTCGTTAAGGCGGACAACGCCTAAGTTTTAGAAAAGAGCCGCCCTTCATTGGGGCGGCTCTTTTCATGGGGAATTGGTGGAATTGGAAGACACAACAGATTTAAGTTCTGTTGGCGTATGCCGTATCGGTTCAAATCCGATATTCCCCACCAAGATAAAAATGAATTGAGGTGTTTCTGTGTTCAAGACAAGCATTACATCGACACCGTTTACGTCAGAGGCGGCTAATAGCTTTTTTCAGAACATTACCGGAAGCTATTTTGGCAATGACTGTTCGTTCCTTTCAACGCTTCGTGCACTGGTTGCACCTCGAATCAAAGAGGACGAAAGTGTTTACCTGACTTTCGGTTCGACCAATTATGATGGGAACACTATCCGTAACGTTCCAGCAGAACGTGCGGTTAGTGCTATCTGTAGCAGTTATCAAATGAATGCCAGCGGTGCGCTCATAGTCCATAGCTTCAATGCTGACCAAAATAGCAATCTGGCTTGTATGCAGATTGTGGAGGACAAGTTTACTTCTATCTACCCAGAGTATCACCGTCTTGATAAGGTCAAAGCGTTTTATCGGAAGTCATTCAATGTTGATTGTTATATCAACCCTGACAAGAAGTCGGTGATTGTCTTCGTTGACAATCTTGATGTTAAGAAAATGCATTACCTTCAGGTATCTATTCTTGCATTCATGCCGTGGTACCTGAATCAGGATGATGGTTTGACAGAAGATGAGCTTGCATTGATGCAATCCTTGCGAGAAACAAATTCGGCAAACTATGAGAAGTACATTGCAAAGCTTGCCGAGGGATATGATTTCAGAACAGCGCGGATTCGTCAGTTGCTGGGTGATTTTGAAACCAGATATGAGCGCATCGAATGCGATACTGTTCGCAATGAAATCCAATCTATTGACATGGAGATTCAGCGACTCAATGATTCTATCGGCGCGTATCTGTCGCGCCGCAATGACAAGTGCATCAGATTGTTGGGACTTGAGCAAAGAATTGCAGAGGGCGGTGGAGATTCTGAAATCATGGATTATTTCCTCTGCAACAGCAGACTTGTCCTGTCTCATGTTAGCAATACGGATATGTATTTCTCGGTTAAAGACTACCTTGAATACTTTGACAGAGATATGGCTGAGCGAGCAATCAACAATAGAAGCAGTTATGTGTATCGACCGGATGGTGGCAACGGTCACAATGCGGCAGCTTCAGAGAAAATGCAGAAGCTGATGCAGGAGATTTTCGTAAGTGAAAATCCTCGGCTTAGAATCCGCTTTTGCGCAGCATATAGATTCGACCTGAATGGTAGTGTTTCTGCGCAGACTGGTGATTTTTCTGATTACACATTTGATGGTTATATGCCTAATACGCATATTGACCGTTATCATTGCATGGGCAATTACAGCAGGACTATCAATGAACTGCTGAGAAAACGAAATTATATCGGTGCACTTGAGCAGTGTATTGCGTCCTGTAAGAGTCTGAACTTCGGCGACAGTGCAGTTATGGGCGAGTTTATGAGAACCATGTGGTCAAATAACACGGTCAGTCGTTGTATTGAGTTGCCAGATGGTCGCGTTGTAAAGCCGAACGAAGCAATTAGATGGCTTGATGAGCAGGAGGCAAAGGATGAGCAGACGGAGGAGGCGCAAAATGAGCAGACCAATTAAGTTGACGCAGGAACTCATTGATGAGTGCCGTCAAGATTTTGAGAAGGCTTTGTCACTTACAAAGCTCTCGGATGGAAAGCTTTCTTTTACCAAAGCGTTCTCATGTGGTGACAGAAAGGCAGTAGTTTACTTCAGCGCAGAGGCGTGGGCAAAGATGACTATGCTTATCAAAGAGTTCGATAAAGAGGTCGCATGGCATGGTGTCGCACGTCGAACTGAAGATGAATCGCTTGACGAGTATGTCATCGATGACATCGTTGTCTATCCGCAGGAGGTAACCGGCGCAACGGTTGAGATGGACACCGAGAAATATGCTCTGTGGATTCAGGAAAACATCGAAGATGAGCGTTTCAACCACATCTATATGCAGGGACATTCCCATGTAAATATGGGTACGTCTCCATCCTCTGTTGACCTCAATCATCAAGAGGAAATCCTCGGGATGCTTGGCGATAATGACTTCTACATCTTTATGATTTGGAACAAGTCATTTGCAAGCACAAATAAAATCTATGACCTCAAGAAGAACGTGATGTTTGAGGATAAAGATATCACGGTCAAGATTATCGGTCAGAATGAAGGACTTGATGAGTTTATCAAAAACGCGAAGGATATGGTGAAGTCAAAGTCCTATGCGTATGGCGGTCAGAGCGGATACGGCGGTTACTACAATCAGGGATACAGGGGAGCTCCGGCTGGTGCTCCGTATAATCCACTTGCAGGTAAGTCCGACGACAAAAAGGACAGTAAGAAAGAAGAAAACAAGGATAAGTCATCTGGTAAAAAGAACGAGGGAGAGAAACCCAGAACCAGAATTGGAGCTGGTTGGCATGGACAGAATGCCTGCCAAGAATCAATGCATGGCTGGGAAGACGAAGATGACTACGACCCTTATGCATACTTAGGAGGTAAGTAATATGGCTATTGACCTGTCAAAGAGCTATGAATATTTTCAGCCCGAGAAGGTTGATTGTAGAATCCATATCGTCGGGTGTGGTTCTGTCGGCGCAACGGTTGCGGAGCTGCTGGTTCGCTTAGGACTCACGAACATCGCACTGTGGGATATGGACACAGTAAGTCCGCACAATCTGGCAAATCAGATTTTCCGTCAGCAGGACATTGGGCGCTCTAAGGTCGAGGCATTGGCGGATATTCTTTTCGACATCAATCCTGATGTTAAGGATGACCTGAAGCTTTACAAGGATGGGTGGAACGGGCAGCAGTTATCCGGCTATGTGTTCTTGTGCGTCGATAACATCGAGTTGAGGAAAAAGATTGTTGAGAAACATTTCGACAATCCGTATGTAAAGGCGATGTTTGATTTCAGAACTCTGCTGGAGGCTGGTCAGCACTATGCTGCTGATTGGTCTGACTACAAGATGAAGAAAGACCTCCTCAACTCCATGAATTTTACACACGATGAGGCGGCGGAAGAAACTCCAGTCTCAGCTTGTGGCATCACGCTTGGCGTTGTGACTACGGTCAGAGTGATTTGTGCTCTGGGTGTGAGCAACTTCGTCAAGTACATCAGGGGTAAGGGGCTGAATAAGCTGATTATTTGTGACGCATTCCAGCCGCTGTTGGATGCGTTTTAATTTTCAAAAAGAACGAAGGGAGGGGTAAGGTATGGACACGACCGTTGGTGCTCTCAAAGTAGGTGCACAACTCGTAATGGGCAAGTACGGTGTGGACAAAGACAACCCGTACCCGATTGTTTGGCTGAAAGGCAATCCAAACTGTGATTTTATCACAGAAAAAGCTATCGACTACCTGTGCTTCGATGCGGCGGAAGAGACTGGGCATTATAGGCGTGTTAATAATGCGAAGTATCCAGTGTCAAATCTGTTTTCGTTCTTGAACAGTGACCAGATGATGTGGTATCACGCAATGCACGATAATGATTCTTCGCCCGGTGCCTTTGTGAGGTATAGTTATGCTCGCTATGAAGACCATTACGGGTTTCTGTATTTCTTTGAAGACCACGAGATTGCTTCTTTGGTCAGGAAAGAGTATGTGGTCGGAGAGAACCGAGTGTCTTCGTTGATTCGCCTACCATCAATTGCAGACATTTTTAGCCTCCAAGATGGGCGGCGCTTTGACTTATTCAAAAGAAAAGGCATTCGTCCGAATCCGACAGCCGACTTGTTCGACCTGAAAGCTCGTTATGCAGGGCTTGATTCAGACCGTGGATTTATGAGCTTCTGGCTGTTAGACGATGTTGAGACCGAAAGAGCGGCGATTTCGAATCGCTCTGGTGTGTTAAACAGGCTGACAGCATCAAGCTGTTCCGGGGTAAGACCGGTGTGCACGTTGAGCCCTGACACGATTGTCGAACAACGAGAGGACGGCGTGTTTTTCATCAAGCCATTCACAACTCAAAATGTCTTTACGGACGAAGAACTGTTTGAATTATTAGGTATGGCGCAGCCTTAATGCGCCACAGACTGTAACGGATTTTCTCGTAAGAGAGCTTTACGCCAAAGGCTAAAGTAACAAATTGTCGGGAGGATGACCCCCGGAGGATGACGCGGCGGAACCCTGAAAGCAAACCGGCTGCCACCGGTCGGCAGCATCGCGCCACAAAACCAACCAAATGTCAAGCACTTTTCGCCAATCCTTCGATACATGGGCGAAATGTACTAACATCAGGCTCATGCTTTCAGTCGCAATGAAATCAAAGAAAAAAAATCCCGCATCTTGCAAGAACCCGCACCACCTCCCACAGGGACGACGTAGTCTTCAGACTTAGGAATTCTGGGAAGCAGCAGACATATGTAGGTTACAGTTAGTTATTGGACAAGGAGGGGAAGAAATGGTCTATATCACTATTAGGCAGTCACCGATTTATCATCAGATGACACTGGAAGAGTACCTGTTTCAAAACTATCAGACACCTCCGGTTGTCAATGCCAATATTGCAAACACAAGAACATACGAGGTCGAAAATGTCAGTGAACATTTTTCCAGCAAGATTGGTGTTGAAGCTTTAATCGGAAAACTCGTGCGATTTAATAACGATACAGCAGAGCTTCGTGCAAAGGAACGGAGCGAGTTGTATGAGACCTTTTACATCCCAAAGAAATCTGGTGGTCTTCGTAAAATCGATGCGCCAAAGGCAGAGCTGATGGACGCCTTGAGAAGACTCAAAACGATTTTCGAGGATGATTTCCATGCACTCTATCATACTGCCGCGTTTGCTTATGTAAAGAAACGGAGTACAGTCGATGCGGTTAAGCGTCACCAGAAGAACAGCAGCAAATGGTTCGCAAAGCTTGACCTGCACGACTTTTTTGGCAGCACAACATTGGATTATGCCATCTCAATGTTCTCGATGGTTTTTCCTTTTAGTGAGATTGTAAAAGAGCCACAGGGCGAGGCAGCATTGCGGACAGCTATGTCGTTAGCGTTCTTAAATGGTGGGCTACCGCAGGGTACCCCAATTTCACCGCTTATCACAAACGTAATGATGATTCCGGTTGATTTCAAACTGTCGAATACGCTCCGTAATTTTGAAAAACAGAGCTTCATTTATACCAGATATGCGGATGACTTCATCATTTCATCCAAGTATGATTTTGATGTTCGTTCTGTTGAAGAGCTGGTAGTAAGTACATTGAACAGCTTTGGTGCCCCGTTCACAATCAATGCAAGCAAGACTCGGTATGGTTCATCAGCGGGGCGCAACTGGAATCTTGGCGTTATGCTGAATAAGGACAACGAGATTACGGTCGGTCATAAAAAGAAAAAGCAGTTCCAGTCAATGCTGTACAATTACATCACAGATAAGAACAATGGTGTCGATTGGGAACGGAATGATGTACAGGTAATGTATGGTCTGCATAGCTATTATCGTATGGTCGAAAAAGAGACCATCGACGCAATTGTAGCTTACATCAACAAGAAAATGAATGTGGATGTAATCCGCATGATGAAGGACGACCTGCGGTAACGTCTATAAATAACCCGCAATCCTGTAATGCATAATTGCGAAAGCAATGCTTATCGCCAAAGGCATAAGTAACAACTTGATAGGGAGGAAAACCTCCCCGGAGGCGCATTCACCTGCAGACTCAAGTCATCCTTTCGAGGCTGGGAACCACACGGTGAGCAGCCCGAATCACTTGAATCCATTGTGCCACAAAGGATTCAACGAGACGACCAAAAGATGTCGCACGCCAGTCACTGGGTACCGGAGCTCCTCCTCGTAGGGAGCTACCTCCATGTAGATTACAGGATAATCAAATTATCATTTGCAGTGAATAACATTTCGTAAGGAATGTGCTTCACGCCAAAGGCTGAAGTATCACTTTGCTGGACAGCACAATTCCCCGCCCGCAGCCTGCTGCGAAGGCGCCTAAGCTCGCTGTACAGCTCATTAAAACTATTCTGGATGTCTTGTCGTCTCCATCCGATGAGCGACCGTCGAACCCATTGTCTCCCAATGATTTCATCATCGCCGCTTGGGATTTGAACTCGCTTTCAGCTCATCTAAATCCCGTCGCTACAGGAGATAAACGAAGAGACCAGAACAGAATATACATATGGACTGCAGATGAGAAAGGAACTGAGCATGATTTATGTCACTGGAGATACACACGCAAACATTGATATTGCCAAGCTTAATACAACAAAGTTCCCACAACAAAAGGAATTGACGAAGAATGATTTCGTAATCATATGTGGCGATTTTGGACTCTGCTGGGACGGTTCGCATCGAGAGATGTGGTGGCAAGACTGGCTGACAGCGAAAAACTTCACGACACTTTGGATTGATGGCAACCATGAGAACTTTGATATGCTCTACCAGTTCCCGCTGATTGACAAATTTGGCGGAAAGGTGCGTGAAATCGCTCCCGACATCTATCATCTGGACAGAGGGCAGGTGCTCACGATTGATGGAAAGAAAATCTTCTGCATGGGCGGTGCTCGCTCTGTTGATAAAGAGTATCGCGTGGAACATATCTCATGGTGGAAAGAGGAAATGCCGTCCAGAGAAGAAATGGAACGAGCGATTGCAGCGCTCGAACAAAATCATTGGCGAGTTGACTATGTAATTACACATTGTGCGCCAAGGAGTGTTCAGACTCTGCTCGCAAGCTGGTACGAGAACGACCCGATGGTCAGCTTTTTAGATAGGGTTTGTTCCGACCTCACATTCAAGCGGTGGTTCTTTGGACATTATCATGTGGACAAGCAGGTCAATGAGCAGTTTATTGCTCTGTATAATAAAGTAATCCCGATGGAGTGGTAAGCCTAACGGTAAGGCAGCGGTTTGCTAAACCGTGAGTAATCCGAAAGGATGTGCAGGTTCAAGTCCTGTCCACTCCGCCAAGGGGTGTGGTGCAATGGCTAACATGGCGGTCTCCAAAACCGTCAGATGGTGGTTCGAATCCATTCACCCCTGCCAGTTGTTGGGTAGCTCCCAACTGATGTGAGAGATTATCGGCTTACCTCACAAAGAATGAAAATGCTTGCTGAAAACTGCGCTTGTCTTGATGCGTCAAGACCGGTTTGACCTGACGGAATAGGGGCTACGACTTTTCGGAGCGTAGTTGCCGGTAGCGTGTGACAATCTAAGCGAGAAGCCGACCATGCGGTGTTGGTGTTCAACGGTTAGCACTCCGGTCTTCCAAACCGGTGGTGCCAGTTCGAGTCTGGTACGCCGCTCCAAGTAAGAAACCATTAAATTATGCGTTAAAGGAAATGCCTTTACGACACGCCAGAGCCTGCTCTGGAAGTCGGTTACAGGTTGGTTTGGCGGGACGCCGCTGCATGAGCCTGCAGATATAGGGGTATGGTGAAGCGGTAACACAGCGGACTTTGACTCCGTTATTCGTAGGTTCGAATCCTACTGCCCCTGCCAAAATCATCTTTGGTATTAGAGCTTGTTTTCTATCCCTGCAATCCCTTATGCCACGATGATTTATCCATGATTCTCCTTTCACGCTATCAAAACTGCCATCATAGTGAGTTTGTATTGGTGGTGTTAATGACATCACCATAGTTTCAGGATGGCATCTATGCTGGAATAGCTCAACTGGTAGAGTAACGCTTTCGTACAGCGTGGGTTCTCGGTTCGACTCCGAGTTCCAGCTCCATCTGCTCTGTTGGTCATGCTTACGTTTGTACGGTTAGTTCATCACTCAACTGTTATCTCTGTAAGAGACACAGCCGGGTGCACACGGAGTCCTACGGGCGCAGGGCGTATCTATGCTGATGTAGCTCAGTTGGTAGAGCAGCACCGGAAGTGCGAGCCGCTGGTTCGAGTCCAGTCATCAGCAGCCTTTTAGCTAAAAGCTGACACCTCGGAAAGACGAGGGTGCACGCTGGTGTAGCGTAATTGGTAGCGCAAGTGATTTGTACTCACTGGGTTGCGGGTTCGAGCCCTGTCACCAGCTCCAACGGACTGACATATCCGTTTTCCTTTCTGCCCCGGCACGCACTACTAAGCATTGATGGCGATGCTTATGGTGAGGATGGTTCGAACCCATCAGTAGTGCGTGTGTGTTCGGAAACAAAACCATTATATCTGGGTGTAGCACAGATGGTAGTGCGCTTGCTTTGGGAGCAAGATGTCGGGGGTTCGAGTCCTCTCACCCAGACCAATTTTATAGAGGAGGGTTGCCATGTATCTGTATCACGGTACTCCGTCAGATTTCGATGTACCAACCCTGAACAAGTGTAAGCCGCACCGAGATTTCGGATGCGGCTTTTATCTTGCCACAAATTATTTCGATGCCTTGCCGATGGCAGTCAAAAACTCTCGGGTGGGATATGTCCAAACATATCTGCTCACAGACTTGGATGGACTCTCTGTTCTGGAGTTTGATGAAAGGTCTGAGGACTGGCTTCGGTTCGTGGTTTCTTCAAGGCTCGGCACCGCTCCAAATGTCGATTTGGTAATCGGATATATGGCTGGCGGAGGAAGTAATTTGAAAAGTAAATTTACAAAGCTGAGAAATAGCAATGTGTCGATTGACGTGGCGGCTACAGCAATGCGAAAACAGTTAACCAGTACGCAGCTTGGCGTGCAATATGCGTTCCTGACAGAGAAAGCATTGTCCAAGCTCGTTAGGGTCTCAACTGAAATAGTGGAAATGGAGGATTAAAACATGACAAGGAATGAATTTATTGACAATATCACTGAGTGGTATGAACTGAAAGACTTTTGCAGCGACTTTGACTGCGATGTCTGTGAGGACATCTATGACGATGATGATTACGATGACAGCGTCGAAGAAGATATCCGCGATGCTATTGCCGACTACGGCTGGAGGGACATCCGAGACTTCCTTGGCAACCTCCCCAGCGGGTACTATTACTACCGTCGTAACAGCGCCTTTGATTATGATGGTCTCGATGACGATGACTTCGAGGACTACAAAGGGCAGGTTCTTGAATGGGGCGATGATTACGGCGCGTGGGACGACGAGGAAGAGGAAGATGAAGAGTACGCCGATGCAGATGACGACTTCCTCGATTCTCTGGAAGAGGAACCCGACGAAGACGAAACTATCGAGGAAGAGGATTTCTCCATCGATGACCTCATCGGTATGTGCAGTGTAGTGTTTGTGGCTATCCAGAATGATGAAGTGGAGAAGCAGCAAGAAGAAGACGAGGCGTTCGCACAGCTCCTGAGCATGGATGGAAGACGTATTGTAACCTAAAACATAAGCGGATAACCGCTATGATATAGACCGCTTTGAAGATTGACTACATACATATGCCTCAGCAAAACGTGTAGTATCTTCTCGCTTGAAGCAGAAGAAAAGATTTGAGTTCTTCATTTTTAGCCTCGCATTTCCGAGGTTATTATTTTTATTCAGCGAATAAAAATAATAACCCGGAAATTGCTTGCTAAAAATGTCACTTTGTGCACATGGGGCGTCCACAACAATCACGCCCCATGCGGAAAGCGGTCGGCAAATTGAGAACGGAGGCGAGTTCAATGACAGACAAGAATAGGCGAAAACTTCAAGCGAAGAAAGCACGCAATTTCTGGACTTGTGCTCGCCCCGTTACTCAAATTGTTCCAAACAAACGAGCTTATAATCGTAAGTGTGAAAAGAATATTAAGAACAAGCTTAAAACGGAGGGCGAAGAATGAAGGTTCTTGTTGTCGTTGATATGCAGAACGACTTTATTGATGGTACGCTCGGGACACCAGAAGCACAGGCTATTGTGCCGAAGGTTGTCAAGAAAATCGAAGAGTTTGATGGGGAGGTTTTGTGGACACAAGACACCCATTCTGATGATTACCTCGAAACGCAAGAAGGAAGACTGTTGCCGGTAGAACACTGTATATCTGCAAGTAATGGCTGGCAGATTCATAGCTCAGTCAAAGCAGCAATTCAGAGCAAGAATCCAGCGGATGACCAGTTGAATGGTTTCGAGAAGAAAACGTTTGGTTCATTAGCACTTGCTGGTCGCCTATATCCAGAAGTTGCGTTTGGTGATGGCATAGAAGAAATTGTCCTTGTCGGTCTTTGTACTGATATCTGTGTTATCTCAAACGCCTTGCTGCTCAAGGCATTTATGCCGGAAGTTAAGATTACGGTCGATGCTTCCTGCTGCGCTGGCGTGACACCAGAGAGTCACAAGACTGCACTGTCGGCAATGAAAATGTGCCAGATTAACATCGAGAACGAGGGGGTCACGGCATGATTCTTGTCAACGACAAGCAGGTCGAGTTTACAAAGTTCCCCGATGGAACAACCTCTTTCAGATTCTCTCCGCATCTTCCCCCACGGATGTTTGCTCAACCAATGGAATCGCCCATTTTCAGTATCACATGGAAATACGACAACGATGAAGAGTGTATTCTCTTGTGGTACTTGACAAACCATATTCGAGAGAATAACCAAAGACCTATCATCCGTTTGAGTCTGCCGTATATTCCGAACGCCAGAATGGATAGAGTAAAAAATGCAGATGAAGTCTTTACGTTGAAATGGTTTGCAGAGTTCATCAACGCATTAGGCTTTGACCGAGTGCTTGTCAGCGACCCACACTCAAATGTTTCAACAGCACTGTTTGATAGGGTCTGTGTGATAGATGCGCAGTCAAATATTCAAAGAGTCTTGGACAAGTTGAATGACAAAAATGTGTTGCTGTGCTATCCTGATGAGGGAGCAGCAAAACGATATTCATCGCAAGCTGGTAGAGAGTATGTGTTCTGCATCAAGCACAGAGACTGGCGCACCGGGAAAATCGAACGGTTGGAACTGACAAGCCCAGAAAAGGTTACCGATAGAAATGTGCTGATTGTCGATGATATTTGTTCTCGCGGTGGCACATTCACTTTTACCGCTAAGGCACTAAAAGAGGCTGGAGCAAATGAAGTGTATTTGTATGTGACTCACTGTGAAAACACGATTCACAGCGGAACAGTTCTCACGGATGGCTTAATCCGCCATGTGTTTACAACAGACAGTATCTATCGCGGAAACAGCGAAAAGATTTCGCTAATCTAATCTTAAAGGAGGCGGGCAAATGCTTGAGTTACAGGGTAAGTTTGGCACTGCAAAGGTGTTTACCGACGTGGTCGATAATGAGTCTATCTCTCAGGTTATCAATCTTTTGAATCAACCGTACATCGAGGGAAGCAAAGTCCGTATGATGCCAGACATTCATGCTGGGGCTGGTTGTACAATCGGAACCACGATGACCATCAAGGATAAGATTTGCCCGAACCTTGTCGGCGTTGACATTGGATGCGGCATGGAAACTATCCGTATCAAAGAAACGCATATTGAACCGCAGAAGCTGGACAAAGTTATTCGTGCAGGAGTTCCGTCCGGTTTCGAGATTCGCACAGAAGCTCATAGATATGCAAGTAGCATCGACCTGTCGGAACTGTGCTGTGCAAAGATGGTCAATGTAGACCGCGCATATAAAAGCATCGGTACGCTTGGTGGAGGGAATCATTTCATCGAAGCCAACAAAGATGATGATGGACACATCTATATTGTGGTGCATTCCGGTAGTAGACACCTTGGTCTGGAGATTGCTAACTTCTATCAGGAAGCTGCGTTCAAGGCGTTAACATCGTATTCCAAGGAAGAAATCGAGGAGGTCGTCAACGAGTTAAAAGCGGCTGGAAGACAAAAAGAAATCCAAGCTGTTCTTAAAGGCATGAAGGCGAAGAAGCCGGGAGTTCCAAAGCAGCTTGCATACGTTGAGGGAGAATTGTTTGAGCAGTATATCCATGACATGAAAATTGCTCAACGTTTTGCTGAACTTAACCGCCAAGCAATGATGGACACCATTGTTAAGGGTATGGGCTTCCATGTCGAAGAGCAGTTTACGACTATTCACAACTACATCGATGTAGAGAATATGATTCTTCGCAAGGGCTCGGTCTCTGCACAAGCTGGTGAGCGGCTGCTGATTCCTATCAACATGAGAGACGGTAGTTTGCTGTGTACCGGCAAAGGAAATGAAGACTGGAACTTCTCTGCCCCGCATGGAGCTGGGCGTTTGATGAGCCGCAGTGCAGCGAAAGAGACATTCACAGTTTCTGAGTTCAAGAAGCAGATGGAAGGCATTTACACTACATCTGTTGGAAGAAGCACACTTGATGAATGCCCGATGGCATACAAAGGTATGGATGATATCGTAAACAATATCGAACCAACAGTGACCATTGATGCCATCATCAAGCCGATTTATAACTTTAAGGCGGGTGAAGAGGAATGATGACAGTCCTTTTGGTGCTCCTGTACCTCTGCATTGGTGCGATTGTAACATTCGCGCTTTGCCGCTTGTACGTTATCGTAGAACCATATAACAAGTATAATGGGTTCGAAGACGGGTATATTATGGTAGGTGTTTTCTGGATTGTTGCAGCACCGTTTGCGTTTGCTGTGTTTTTTGCAAAATATGGTGAAAAGCTAAAGAAAAGAGGAAAAACTGAATGATTACATACAATCCGCTCCTGTGTCTGGACTTCTATAAGACTTGTCACGCTGAACAGTATCCGAAGGGCTTGACCAAAATGGTCTCCTACTACACGCCACGCATGAGTCGCCTCGGTGATACCGATAAGGTTACACTGTTTGGGCTTCAGGCATTCATTCAGGAATATCTCATTGAGGCATTCAACGACCACTTCTTTAATGTCCCGTTTGATAGTGTACTCAAGGAGTACACCAGAGTTCTTGGGGCAACAATTAGAACGAAAGGCGTTGGAGAGAAACGGCTTCGTGAATTGCATGACCTCGGTTATCTTCCGTTACAGATTCGTGCTGTTCCCGAAGGAACGAGAACCAATATCAAAGTTCCGCAAATTGAAATCTCAAATACACACCCTAACTTCGTATGGCTGGTCAACACCATCGAGACGATGCTCTCTTGCACAATGTGGCATACGCAAGTCTCCGCTGAGGTTGGGTACAGATATCGTAAAATCGTCAATGAGTATGCAGAACGCACTTGCGATGACAATGTGGTTCGTGCGAGACTCCTTGGCGATTTTTCTATGCGCGGGCAAGAGAGCGTTGAAAGTGCAACAAAGAGCGCAGCGGCTTTCTGCATGAGCTTCTTGAATACGGCGACAGTGCCTGCGATTTTGTGGCTTGAGCATAATTACAACTGTGATTGTAGCAAGGAACCTGTCGCATATGGTGCGCTCTCAACAGAACACAGCGTAATGTGTTCCAACTTTGCTGTTGACGGTGATGAGGTGACACAGATTCGACGACTTCTTTGTGAGGTGTATCCGCATCAAAGTTTCTCAATGGTTAGCGACAGCTATGACTATTGGAATCTTGTTGAAAAAGTCCTCCCTCAGCTCAAAGATGACATCCTAAATCACGATGGCTTCATCTCAATTCGCGGCGACAGCGGTGACCCTGTTAGTGTAATCACTGAGACCGTATATCGTCTGTGGGACATCTTTGGCGGCACAGTAAATAGCAAGGGGTACAAGGTGCTGAATCCGCACGTCAAGGCAATTTACGGTGACAGCATTACTCCGCAGCGCTGTGAGCAAATCTATTCTCTTTTGGAGAAAAACGGCTTTGCAATCAATAATGTTTCGCTCGGTGTCGGTTCATTCTCAATGGAGTGCTTAGAGACAATCGAGAGCGATGGAAGCAAACAGTACAATCCGTACACAAGGGATACATTCGGCATTGCAGTTAAAGCGACATATGCAGAAGATGCCGACGGCAAACCGATTATGATTTTCAAGAACCCCAAGACAGACACAGGACATTTTAAGAAGTCTCAGCGTGGTTGCTGCCGCGTAGTCAAAACTGGTGACGGCTACGATTACGTTGATGGTCTTACTTGGGCTGAAGCACAGGACAGCAATGAGCTGCGCACCGTGTTTAGAGATGGAAAGTTTGAAAAGCAGTTCACGCTGGATGAGGTTCGTAAGAATCTTCACGGAGGAACGTTCTGATGCCGGTACAAATTATTGATGGAGATTTGTTTCAGACCCACGCCAAATATATTTGCCATCAGGTTAACTGTCAGGCGAGAATGGGTAGTGGTGTGGCGAAGCAGGTTCGAGCCAAGTATCCAGAAGTCTATAACGCATATGTTGGCTTCTGCAACGAAGAGCGCAATGCGTTCGGTCAGACGCAGTTCGTTCAAGCTAACGATGGTAAAGTCGTTGTCAATATGTTTGCGCAGAGCAACTACGGATATGATGGGAAACTGTACACAGATTACACCGCATTTCAGAGCTGCTTAAAACGGATTAAGTTGACCGTACCTGCAGGAGAAACAATTGCCATGCCGTTTAAGATTGGATGCGGTCTTGGCGGCGGGGACTGGAATGTGATTTTGGGTCTTATCCAAAAGGAACTGTCCGATAAGTACACAATAGAGTTGTGGAGAAAAGAGGTATAGTATGCTGGCAAATCCGAAAAGAACAAAAGATGAAATCGTGCAGTGGATTCGAGAATATTTCGCTGCAAACGGCAACGACTGCTGTGCTGTTATCGGCATTTCCGGTGGCAAAGATAGCAGCGTGGTCGCAGCACTTTGTGTTGAAGCCCTTGGCGCAGAGCGGGTTATCGGTGTGCTGATGCCGAATGGTCGGCAGAAAGATATCGCAGACTCCAAGCTGCTGGTCGATACGCTTGGCATTGCAAGTATTACAGTTGACATTGGCGGCGCATACAGCAAGATGGTTGATGTAGTCGGCAGAGCAATGCCGTCTGGAGTAAGCAATCAGGCAGCGGTCAATCTCCCTCCAAGGCTGCGTATGGCGACACTCTATATGGTCGCGCAGTCATTGGCTCGCGGAGGTCGGGTGGCAAACACCTGCAATCGCTCCGAGGATTATGTTGGATACTCCACAAAGTTCGGTGACAGCGCTGGTGACTTCAGCCCACTCGCAAACATCATGGTGCATGAGGTTCGTCAGATTGGCTACGAACTCCCCATTCCTCGTGAGCTGGTAGACAAGACTCCATCGGACGGCCTTTGCGGTAAGACAGACGAAGACAATCTGGGCTTTACCTATATGCAGCTCGACAACTACATCATGCACGGTAGTAGTGGGGATGAAGACATCGACAAAGTAATTGCAAAGAAGCATACGCAGAACCTGCACAAGCTCAATCCGATGCCAGCCTACGGCTCACAGCCGTAAGGTGATTGTATGGAAGAAATAGCAATCGTCCGCTGTTTGCAGAACGCAAGCGGCGCGATTAGTAAAATGCGGGTCTTGCAAGCCTTCAAAGATGTTGAGAATTTTCGTAAGATTTTGTACTACGCTTTGAATCCAATGCTAACATACAAGATTTCGGAACAAACACTGCGAACGCCTGTCGAGTATGACCCAGCAATTACAATCACAATGACCGACATCTTCGAAATTTGTGAGCTGCTGGCAAAGCGAAAAGCATTGGACGCAGCAACTGTATATCAAGTGCGGGTCTTCGTGCAGTGTTTAACTGACCCGGAGTCATCCGAGTTTTACATTGAACTTCTGTCAAAGACACTTCGGTTGGGTGTCACAGCGAAAACTGTGAACAAGGTTATCCCCGGACTGATTCCCGAATGGGAGGTTCAGCAGGCATATCCAATCGACAAATACCCAATCAAGGACGGCACAGAGTTTTGGCTCACTCAAAAACTGAATGGTGTCAGAGCAACATACTACAAAGGGCAACTGTTCGCAAGAAGCGGAGTTCCCTACGAAGGGCTCGGGCACATTCTGGACGCGCTCAAAATCGACGATAACGATAGCTATGTTTTTGACGGTGAACTTACCTTGCGCGATAAAGGAGCACTGTCTGACAATGAGGCATTCCGCAAGGCAACGGGCATTATCAACTCAGAAGACACTGATAAAACGGCAGTTTGCTACACCATTTTTGATGTGCTTACGACAGAAGAATTCGATGCTGGTGTAAGCGAGGGCGGCTATGGGTATCGCCGGTCTTTCTTAGACCAGCTTCATCGCTTCATTCCGCAAGATGGTCGAGTTAACATTCTCCCTGTTTTATATCACGGTAAAGACCAGACAAAAATCGATGAGCTATTAGAGCAAATGGTTCGGGAGGATAAAGAGGGCTTAATGGTCAACTTTGATGTTCCATATAAGCGAAAGCGTCACAACGGAATTCTCAAAGTCAAACGCTTCTACACTATGGATTTGCATATCTTGCGCTGTGAAGAAGGAAGCGGCAGGCTTGCAGGAACGCTGGGCGCATTTGTGCTGGACTATAAAGGCAACGAAGTAAATGTTGGGTCTGGCTTTTCCGATGAGCAGCGTACAGCTTTTTGGGCGGCTAAAGATGAAATGCTCGGACGGTTGTGCGAGGTAAAATACAAGGAAATATCATATGACAAAAACACCGGTGCTGAGAGCTTACAGTTCCCGGTGTTTATTTCTATCCGAACAGACAAAGACGAGGTCAGCTACGGCTGAGGAAGGAGGCTTGCGTGGGTAAAGCAAAGGCGGTACCACACTTTTCAGAATCTATCAGTAGCTTCTGTAAGCTGATGGAAAATGCGCAAAGGGACTATGCGTGGAACTATGATGAGGTGAACCGCATGGATAGGCTCACGCAGGACTACCTTCACAAACTGGAGCTTGACGGTCTTGATTACAAAGAGCGAGCCAAGGTTGCTACACAGCTTGCAAAGTGTCGCCAAGCACGGCGCGAGTGCAAGGATACGGTAGAAATTCTTGAGCCGCTCGTTCAGTTTCTTGAAAGCGACAAAGGCAAAAACCTTTTGAACCTTGTGCGTGAAGCGCTGGGTAAGACCAGAAAGGTCGAAGAGCGTATGGAAACCCGCACATACATACCAAGAGTCTTAGAGCAGGAGGCAACAACATGAACATCGTGTTCTGGCTCATCGTAGTCATTGTGCTTGTGCTTATCTGGTTCTGTTTGAGTTTCGCCTTTAAGGGCGTCGGCGGAGTTGGAATGCGATTGTACAATGATGCGAAGAAAGAAATCTCCGAGGAAACGGAGAAAAAAAACTGACGAAGAAAAGGAAGTAAAGGAATGAAGAAGGGTAAACTTGGTGCAATCTTGCTGGCACTTGTGCTGATTATCGGCTTGGTTTGCTGCGTTGTGTGTCTGGAGAAGATTCCCGCAGGTTACGTCGGCGTTGTGTATAACATGAACGGCGGCGTTGATGGCGAGGTCTTGGAACAGGGCTGGCATCTGGTTGCTCCGACCAAAAAGGTGACCAAGTATTCTATCGGTATTGAGCAGTCATATCTGACGGCTGAGGATAAGGGTGACTCACCCAAGGATGAGAGTTTCAACATCCCTACCTCTGATGGTAAGACTGTCCGAGTGAATATTGAGTTCTCATATCGTTTTGATGAGGCACGAGTCTCCGAAACCTTTGCAATGTTCAAAGGAAAATCTGGCGAGGCAATCAAGGATTCGTTTATTAAGCCCAAGGTTGTGGCGTGGACGCAGGAAGTTTCCGCAAACTACCCTGTCACCGACATCTTTGGCGACAAGCGTACTGAAATCAATGCCGAGTTGGATACCTATTTGCGTGAGAAGTTCGACCAGTATGGCATCATTATTGACACTGTAAACTTTACGGATATCTCAGTTGACGATGAAACGGCTGCGGCTATCCAGAAGAAAGTCACTGCTCAGCAGGAGCTTGAGTTGGCGAATATTGAAAAGCAAACCGCCAAGGTTCAGGCTGAGAAAGACAGAGAGGTCGCACAGATTAACGCAGAGAAAGCAGTTATTGAAGCAGAAGCAAAAGCAGAGACATTGCGTATTGCTGCGGAGGCAGAAGCTGACGCAAACCGCAAGATTGCGGCTTCACTTACCAATGAGTTGATTGAAAAAATCAAGTACGAGCAGTGGAACGGCGAGCTGCCTACGGTGACTGGCTCAACGCCCATCATTAGTCTCGAACCGTGATGGAAAAATGGTGGGACAATGCAAAAGATTGGGTTAAAGTTCTAATTTGCATTGTTGTCTCCATCGTCTCGATTGCGCTAATCATTCTTACGATGATTATGCCAATTGTTTGGAGCATCAAACTGCATAACCCAGCCTTTCTGCTTTTGTGGTGCATCCCCGCTGGTATCTTTGTCGGCGTATGGGCTTACCAAGAGTTTTTTGATTTCTAAATAAGGAGGAGATTATTTGACAGCCGTATATCTGGTCATTTTATTTTTCGCTAAGGTGCTGGACAACACGCTTGGTACAGCCAAGACAATCTTGGTACAGAGAAATCGTTGTGTCCTTGCCGGAGTCGCTCTCGGCTTGTCAAATTTTATCTACCTTAGCATCACAAAAGATATCGTAACAAGTGACAGCAGCCTCGCCCTTGCAACTGTTTCCATTGCAAGCGGTGTTGGCTGCTGTTTAGCTGTCGCATTAAGCAACAGGTTTTCAAAAGACAAGACCTATGTGAACGTCATTATGTCGGATAATTTGGAGGCGATGCAAAGTTTCGAGATTTTCTGGCAACACATCACATCACGAATGTCGCTGCAGACAGCTATACCTTGGACTGGAGTAAAAAGTCCATCACCATCACTGCCTATGCAGAGACAAAAGCACAGAGCAAACTGATTGATGATTACATCGCAAATAGCTCATTGAAGTTCAAAAGAGTTATCAGCAGAAGCTAAAAACGATGGTTTTAATAATTCAAAGGAGGGTGTCCTATGCGACATTTGGCAACAATCCGTGAGATTGCATCTCTTCGCCCGATTGCAGGAGCTGACCGCATTGAAGTTGCGCAGGTCGATGGTTGGGAATGTGTGGTTCAGAAAGGCGAGTTCCATACAGGAGAGCATATCGTTTACATTGAGGTCGATTCTATCGTCCCAGAGCGCCCAGAGTTCGAGTTCTTGAGAGACAGAAAGTTCAGAGTCCGCACCATTAAGCTGCGTGGTCAGGTCAGTCAGGGTTTGGTTCTCCCACTGTCAATCCTTCCGAATGGCGCTCCCGCCGATTTGGGTGCCGATGTGACCGATGTTTTGGGCATTAAGAAGTATGACCCAGAAGCGCAGCAAGAAGCACAGCTCTTAACAAAGCAACCTCAGAAACCACAAAGTGCAATCGCTCGTTTCTTGATGCGGTTTAAGTGGTATCGTAAGTTGTTTATGAAACCCAAACGCAAGGGTGGATTTCCTGATTGGATTGTCAAGACGGATGAAACCCGCATTCAAAACCTTACGACGCTCTTTGAGATGGAGCGTAACAAGGGGACGAAGTTCTCTGTCACAGAGAAAGTTGATGGGCAGTCAGCGACGTATTACCTGCGCAAAGTCTCCAAACGTAAGTATGAGTTTGGTGTTTGCAGCCGTAATATCTATCTCGGAACACCGGATAACAGTTCTTACTGGACGATTGCTAAGAAGTACAATATCGAAAATGTACTGCGGCAGCTTATCGGTGATTATGAAACCATCGTTTTACAAGGTGAGATTTGCGGCAACCAGATTCAGGGCAATAAGTACCACATTAGTGGGTACGACTTGTTTGCCTTCAACCTGATTTATCCAGACCACAAGTGTGGCACGGCAGAAATCAAGAAACTGCTTGAGCCGTATGGAATTAAGACTGTTCCGATTGTTGAGGAGGACAAAACCCTGCCCGAAACTATTGCTGAGTTGGTCGAGTATTCCAAGGGGAAATCAGTGGTTCGTAAGGAACAAAAGCGAGAAGGTGTAGTTATGCGCAATGTCCAGAGCAACATCAGCTTCAAGGTCATCAATCCTGACTTCCTTCTCGCAGAAAAGGACTGATTTTTTATGAGTGGTAAATCAACAGACTTGACCAACAGAACATTCGGAGAATTAAAAGTGGTCAAGCGAGCTGAAAACAGTAACAGCGGTCAACCAAGGTGGCTGTGCGAATGTAGATGCGGCAAGACTTGCATCGTTGATGGGCGATTCCTCAAAAATGGTGCCGTAAAATCTTGCGGGTGTTTGCCGAGAGGTGTTCCGCAAGGTGAAATGCCGGAGCGAGCAATGGCACAACCATCGGCAAGCCTTGGGCGGTTGAGAAAAAGCAACGATGACCCTTGGCGCAATTTGGCAAATGCCATTGTTGCAGTCGCAGCAGATGATTATCGTTCGGCACTCCGTAATGAAGACGAGGGGTTGTTAAAAAGTCTGGAGCGGTTCTTCCATTCTGAATGGTACAGGATTTTGACAGACGTAGACGCAGACAGGCTTCTCGGAATGTTACGAAGAGAACGGAGCGGCTCATTACAAGCCGCTTACATATAAACAGAGCCGAGTTATTCGGCTCTTTTCTTTGAGCAATCCAGCCTATGATTGCTTGAAGAAAAGAATCGAAAGGAGTGACACAAATGCTCAGAGTTCACAGAGATTTCAAGGGGCTGTTGAAAGATGTGCAGGACGAATATGATTTCCTCGTTGAACTGAATAAGAGCCTGCAAAAGAAGGTCGCCGAATGGAACAAGGATGAAGAGATTCAAAGGGCAGTGGAGATGACTGAGTATTGTCGCACCCATTCCTTATGTCAGATGTCAGATAACGAGAAGAAAGCAGAAAGAGCGTTCAGAGACAGACACTACAAGTCATGTAAGAATGGCAGCAAGTATTTGTACGAGTTGACCGGAACAGGCATTGGAACGGCGATTACAATTAAGTGTCCTGTCTGCGGCGAAGAAAAAGACATTACTGACTACGATTGCTGGTGAGGTGGTGGACATGATTTTTCGTGTAATTCTGTTTGCGCTGGCAACAGCAGCAGTCATTGGCGGTCTTGCATATTGGTTGAAGTGTCTTTGCCTGTGCGACTATGAAAATGCTTGTGACTATTCGCAGTGCGATAGTTGTCCGTTCCCTTGTGAGAGGCATAATTGTGGGTAAGGCGAAAAGAAAACCAAGACCATCAATGCCAGACTGGTTTTGGTGGGGCAAGACGGGTGCTGGTTCTGCAAACAAAGAAATAACTGCAATTAGTGTAAGGCGAACCGTGAATATGCAAAAGAGTTCGGAGAGAAGAAGCAAAAAGGAAGACACGCCAGCGCAAAGCGAGGAGCGCGGACGAAACTGCAATTGATGGAGGATGATTATGGATTTGTGGAAGGGATATGAGCTAAGCAGGACATATGTCCCAGCAGCTTATTACACGATTACATCGATTAAGAGCAAAAACGGCAGAGCAAATCCATTGCATGACGAGGTGCTCGGTCGAAAGGCATACGTTGTTTACTTGGAGGTCGGAGAGCGTGGCTTTATCAAGTATTTGCCCGATTATGACGACCGGTATCATTGCCTACATACATCTACTGTCTTGGATTTTACTCCGTGGGGAAACGGCGAAGACACAATTACCATCCAAACAGCAAATACGGAGTACATCTTGACGAAGCAGTAAGACTTTTCAGCAGGAGGTCAATCATGCTTGAGTTCTATGGAAGAAAGTTCACTTGCGATGAATGCCCGATTTGTGAAGGCATTGAGCATAGGGTTAGGGTTGCAAGAGAGGGTGGCTACGAACCGCAGCTTGAATACTGCGGTTGCGATAAAGTCCAGACTGAATTTTTTATCAGTGGTTATTGTAGCGATGCTTTTGAGGCGGACAAGCCGCAGGGCAAACTGTGTGAACCGAGAAAAACTGGGAGAGCATATCGGCGCAAGATGCGCAAACAGAAGAAAGAAAAGCTGATGCGTATTATGACCTACGGATATAAGTCAGGTATCGGCTATACAGACTGGGGTTGGAAAGACGGCGTTTATCAGCCGGTCGGAAGTTACATCCAGTACCCCAAGAACTCAAACAGGCAGACGTTTTGGAAGGCATATTCCAATAGAAAAATCAGACGCTATAAGGGCGACGTTCGTAAAGGAAATTCGTACCGGAGACATTTCGATTATGCGTGGGAGGTTGACTGACAGTATGGGAGTAAGTATCAGCGAGTTTAGAGGCGAGTATTATTTTCTGAGTAACTTCTACTCGGCACCAGTTATCTATAACGGAATGTGTTTTGAGAATAACGAGGCGGCGTTTCAAGCGGCTAAATGCCCAGAACGTATGACTGAGTTTTGCCGTCTGAATCCGTTAGAGGCAAAGAGGCTTGGGCGTAGGGTTAAGCTCCGTGGTGACTGGGAGGCGGTCAAAGATACCGTTATGTATGAGATTTGCAAGGCAAAGTTCTCACAGAATCCTGATTTGGCAGACAAGCTTGTTGCGACCAAGGATGCCGAACTCATTGAAGGCAATACTTGGGGCGACCGCATCTGGGGCGTCTGTGATGGCGTTGGAGAAAATCGCCTTGGTAAAATCCTTATGCGGGTCAGAGCAGAAATGTGATGTGAACTATGAAGAAGGCTAACACTTATAAAGGAAAACTCGGCTGGCAGTCTGAGTTCAGCCACAGATATGCTTGCTGGGCGAACAACCACAATGGGTGGGCAAAAGCCAAAAAGTCCAACAAGCGGTTGGCTAAGCGCAGATTGAAGAATGAGCTACGGAAAGAACTTGTTTATAGCGCATCGGATAAACAAGTTGGAGAATGAGCGGAAGGAGAATTTATGAAGAGAGAAGATTTTATCTTTGACCATATGGATGATGAGTATGAAGACTATTGGTTCAAAGTCGTTGGCGATACAAAAGACGAGCTTACAAAGAAGTACATGGAAATGTGTATGGTTTCGGTGACCGAGGTCGTCTATTCCAATAAGGAACAGGTTCTTGGCATCAAGCGCCTCTTCCCGTTCAACTACGATGTCATTATGCCAGACGACACAGAGCTAAAAGATATGCTGGAATCGCTGGTAAACGAGGTAAACGGCTGACATGAAGAAACTGAAGCTCAACTATACCTGCACAGACCCAGATTGCGCCCAGTATATGGCAAAGGTGACGGATACAAGATACAGCTACATCGAGTACAGAGAATGGTTTGGGAATTATATTGTGTGTCACGCTGTTGTTGACCTACAGGACTATACTCTGGACGAAATTTGCACATACTGCTCCTCATACTATGCTTCTCTGGAACAGATGGTTGCTGACTACGGTTTTCGTGGAGCGTTGCAGATTATGGCAGAATGTATTTTTGAGCAGCTTGGTTTCGACGACATGGAGTTTAATGCAGAACAAAAAAGTGAAGGCGCCGCAATCAAGTTCATTCACGAATGGATGGAGGGCTGACTTGATATGGCGTTATATAAGATAGGAGTTACAGAAGCAGGCGACGCAGGAGTTGACTTGTCTTGGGAGGAGAAATTAGACGATGTCGATGCCGCTGTGCTTATTACGAAGTGTGTGTCACCGGATTTCTTTGACGCTACTTTGAGACATAAGGATAAGCTCATCATTCACACTACAGTTACCGGATATGGGCACTCTATTTTGGAGCCAAATGTGCCAACTCTATATGAGGAGTTTACAGCAATTATGGAATTGGTCAAAGCTGGATTCCCTATGAGCAGAATTGTTGTTCGTGTTGACCCTATTATTCCAACCGAAAAGGGACTCTCCGTTGCGTACCACACACTGACTTCCTTTATGGAAATGGGGTTTCAGCGCTACAGAGTGAGCGTCATCGATATGTATCCGCACGCAAGAAGCCGGTTCAAAAAGGCTGGATTGCCGCTTCCCTATGGCGATAGCGGTTTCGCTCCGTCTCAAGCACAGCTTTCAAAAGTGGACGATATGCTGCGGCAAGCAAAGCAGTTCTGGGAAGGGCTGGATAACGGCAAAGTTCTCCGAATTGAGTCCTGTGCAGAACCCGGTCTTACGGAGCCGATTGCCTGTGGCTGCATTTCAGACTACGACCTCAATCTGCTCGGATTTTCTGAGGATGCAGAATCAAACGGGGCTGGCTATCAACGAAAGGGCTGTATGTGTTATGCAGGGAAAACTGAACTGCTGAAACATAAGACGAGATGCCCCCACGGGTGTCTTTACTGCTACTGGAAAGATATAAGAGGCTGATTTTATGACAGTCAAAGAATACAACCGTGACTTCCTCCCGCGTATCCAAAGAGCCAGAGAGTTTGTTTCGCTTTTTGAAAGTGCGATTAACCACATGGATGACGCGCGGGTTGATAAAGAAGAAGTACGAAAACAATTTCGAATACGGAGTTGGTCTGATGAAACGAAGCAGACTATTTTGATAGCCCTTGCTCATTATAAGAAATATGAGGGGCTGGACAAAATTGAATCTATGGAAATCATTCACTGTCCAACGTGCGGGCACCATATAAACATACAATCCAATGGAACTACGGGGTACTGCCCGATATGCGACGAGGAGGTCTCAACATGAGGAAGTGCGATTTTTGCAAAAATGAATTAACTTGTTCGGGTGTTAATCGCAGCGAGTGTATCGTGAGAGACTATTGCAGATTCGAAATAGAACGGACTCCAACCGACGAGGAAACCACAATGACCCGTCTTCTGGTTGAGGCTGGTGGAGTGTTCAATCCGAGAGCTGTTGCGAAACACCTTGTTGCGCACGGTGTCGTAATGAAAGGTTAATTCGATGACTAATTTCGAGGAAATTAAGAGGAAAATAGCCAATATGAATATCGATGAGCTGATAGAGTTTTGCGGCGGTGATACTTGCGAGAATGTGCTTTGCTCTTTTGTGAGCGATGGCGATTGTTGCGGGAACAATTGCAAGGTCAGCTATGATTGTGGAGGCTGTATTAAAAAGTTCTTGCAAAGAGAGACGAGGGTAGTCAGATGAAATGTCCATATTGTGAATCTGGGACAAATGATTTTGTTCCAATGAACCAAGCCGTTGAATACAGCGGCATTGAGATGGCTGTAAACAGGCAGGGAATGTTGAGGGTGAGAGTGCTTGACGACGATGGCAGTTTCACGACTCAAGATATCATTGAGATACGCAACTGCCCACTGTGTGGGAAACGATTTATGAAGGGTCGATGTGTATGAGCGGCATCGTCCATTGCCCAAGATGTGGGCACCATATAAACATCCCTTCTGATGGAACTGTCGGGTACTGCCCGATATGCGATAAGGAGGTTACTGACATGGAGAAAAGAACAATTTGGGTAAAGCCATCCTGCTTTGCTCCAGAGTTTGAGATGGTTATTCCTGTCCCGACAGACCGAGATGATGAGGAGTACATCGATGAACTGCTGGACGGAATTCTGAATAACGAGGTTCGCTACAATATCGAGTGGGATTTTGTAGACGGGCTAAGCTGACAATGGGAATATATGTGGTGGTGGAAGACAACCGATTGGAGGTGTGGTTGTGGCTGAGCGCAACGAACACAAGAGCGCGAAATACCAAGATGGTGACATTTATTTGAATCCATGCTTCGGCGACCTGTGGGTTGTGGATGGCGCATCGTTCATTAAAATCAATAACGGATATGCAATTGAGTTGGACGAGCCAGAAGGATTCATTAAAGTTGGACATATCGATGGAGTAATTAACAAGAGAAGTCAACCGACAAAGTGAGGGTTCAAATGACAGTCAAGGACATTCTTCCGAGCCATCCAGTTGAAATCATGGTTAGAACCAACTATCCAGAAAACCTTTTGACGTATCTAAGCAGTGAGAGAATTGAACAGGGATTGCTTGTTGGTTATTGCTCTTGGGACGGTGAGAAGCTCACCCCTGCGGATGGTGATTACTATTCTGTGGATGAAGTTATTTCAAAATATGAGTATGAAGAGGACGGCAGTCTAACATACTGGACTGTCTCTGAATGGGTGTAGGCAACGACCGCTTTGTAGATTTGCTGTTATACATATTTCCTTCAGCAGCTTTTCGCCAAAGGCAAAAGTAAGAATTCGGCACTATGCTCGTAAACCAGAAGCCCGCTACGCGGGCGGTTTTTCCTTTTACTCACTCGCTTTGCAAGCAACGCTCGTGAGTTCTGGTTTACGACCAATGCTTATGCACATCGGTTGAGGGAGTTAGAAAAACGACCGATGCGGAAAGCGGTTACAGTGAAGAGGTGGGGATAATTGTTATGTGATAAATGCTTACACAAAAAAGTGTGCAGGTTTGAAGTCCCAGATGAGGGGCAATGTGATGACTTTATTGACGAAGCCATCGTAGATAAATTTAACAGCATTGGATGCACATCATTTCGAATTAGCGCGGATTCCATAAAAGGAATACTCGACAGACAATTAGCCGAACCACCGGCTACTCTTGGACGAAGCAATGCAGATTGAACTTCACGACACATACGGCGTTCTTCGGATAAAGACAAGCGAGTTCTTATTCGATTTGGAGGACTTGCCGCTCATAAAGGGACGCGACAGTTGGTATTGCGACAAGGACGGTTACCTTGTCAGCAGTTACTTCTATAATGGTATTCGACGCTTTGTCCGATTCCACCGACTTGTGATGCACGCGAAACCCGGTCAATGCGTTGACCACATTAACAAAAACAAAGCGGATAACAGGAAGAAAAATTTGCGATGTTGCGAGCGTTCTGAGAACGACAGGAATCGCAGCCTGTATTCGTGCAATACATCCGGTGTCGCTGGCGTCTACTTCGACAAAGAACGTAAGAAGTGGGTTGCCAGCATTACTTATAACCATAAGAAAGTTTACTTGGGAAGATACGCGGTCAAGGAAGAAGCAATCTTGGCTCGGCTGACCAAGGAGGTCGAATTGTATAAAGAGTTCTCGCCGCAACGAGGACTTTTGGAATCTCTAAATCTATAGGAGGCAAACGTGAGGGTAATCTACAAGTATCCATTGGAGATTACAGCAGAACAGGTAATCAATATCCCGATGCTGTACTTCGATGACCGCGTTGCAAGATGCAACGAACAAGTTCTTCATGTGGATGTTCAAGACATGATTCGACCTTGCCTTTGGTGCATGGTTGACACCGAAAACCAGACATACCCGATGAAGGTTGTGACAAAGATGACTGGCGAGGAAATCCGAGAAGATGAGAAGGATAAACTGAAATATGTTGGTTCATATCTCATCGGCGGTGGCGATTTCGTGGGTCATGTGTTCGTATGTTACGAATAAAACCTGAGTTTTATAAGGAGAAAATGCTATGAAGTATATGCTGATTGAAGTAATGGAGCGAGAAATTTCCGAGCCTGAGTATTTCGATACACACGATGCGGCGCATGATGAGATGTGCCGACGTGTCGCTGAGGTTTACGATATCTCTCCTGACGAAGTCAAAGAGTCTTATCTTGAAGGCGAAGACCTGAATGAGAACGCCGTGGTTCTTGAGGACATTGCGTGGGCTGAACGGTATGGTAAGAACTTTGACTGGAAAATCTTCGCCATTGAGCGAGATACTCCTGCGCAGGTAACAGCTCCTCCTCTGTTCAATACCCTGAGATAACGATGATGCGGTGACGGAATAGGTAGACGCGCTTCCCGTATCACGATAGGTCACCCTAAACCACAGATACATATTCGAAAGGGGTGACACAAGTTGGAAACAAATAAACAAAATGAGATACGCAATGCTTATGAGCATAGCGCACAAGTCCAGTGTATTCCCGCTTCGATTAAAAAGACTACTGAGCACAGCGAAGAAGACCCATTGGTGGTCGCGCCGTATTGCAGAGTCAGTACGGACAACAAAGACCAGCTCGCAAGCTACGAGCTGCAGTGCCAGTATTACAAAGAATATGTGTCGAAGCATCCGGGGTGGCGGCTTTATGACATCTACGCCGATGAAGGGATTTCTGGGACTTCCGTAAAGAAACGCACGGACTTCTTACGGATGATTGATGATTGTAAAGCAGGCAAAATCGACATGATTATCGTGAAGAACATTGCAAGGTTCGCACGAAATGTTGTTGACTGCGTTGCCACTGTGCGTATGCTCAAGGCACTGGACAAGCCGGTTGCTGTTTATTTTGAGGATATTGCAATCAATACCTTGACACAGACCGGCGAGCTTCTGATGGTCGTTATGGCTGCTATTGCGCAAGGCGAGTCAGAAGCAAAGTCTGAGAGCGTGAAATGGGGGTTCCAGAAAAGATTTGAGAAGGGGCTCCCAAAGCTCGCAGACCTCTATGGGTACACCAGAGATAAGAGGCTGCTGGAGATTTACGAACCTGAAGCGAATGTTGTGCGGCTGATTTATCAAATGTTCTACGATGACAAAACGATTCCTGAAATCTGCTACATCTTAAACCAGCAAGGTATTCCATCCCCACGAGGTGGTCAGTGGACATACTCTACGGTAAAGACAATCTTGACAAATGAGAAATATTCCGGTGACGTTTTGATGCAGAAGACCGTTACCGTGGATATCTTTTCGCATCGCTCTATTCGGAACGACGGACGTGCTAACCAGTTTTTTATCCAAGGCTATCACGAAGCGATTATTCCGAGAGAACTTTGGCTTGAGGTGCAACAGATTCTAAAGGGCGAAAATGTCGTTCCGGTTCCATCAGTTGATGAGGTGGCAGATTTGTCTGCATCTGATGTCCCTCGGATATTGGATGGCTTTTTTGTAATTAAACCTCGAAAGGATGGAAACAATGAGTATCTTAGACAACTTTGATGTGGTTGGTGTTCCTCGTACATTCAGTATTGCAGAGGTTCGAATCCTGAAGAACCGCATCTCCTTTAACCTTGCAACAGCTTCCGAGATTGGCTATCCGCCGTTTGTGCGGCTGTTTATCAGCAGAGACAAAACACAGATTGCGTTGCAGCCTTGTGCCAAAGAAACGCCGAACGCGATGAAGTTCTTTACATCGGATTCTACGAAAGACGGAAAGCCCAAGAAGAGAATGATTCCGGTTGGAAATCGTGCGCTGACGGCGCTTGTAAAAGCCGGTATTGGTGTCGAGATGAACGTTCCGTTAAAGGCGCCGGGTGTTCGCTTCGCAGATGAAGGCGTCATCATCTTCGACCTCAAACAAGCAACTGACATGAACCAACCAAATGCTTGCACAGAAACTGGTCTGTGCCTGATTCCCACTCCGGCATATCCATTTGTTGAGATGCCGTCTGGATACTTCGCATCATAATTGCAGGTGCAAGCCTGCATACATACTTTGGAGGTGAACCCACTTGAGTAAGAAATATGATTCACTCGGCGACAGAATGAAAGGCTACGAGAATATTGCTCGCAACTATTTGACTCGTCGGATTCCAACCATTATCAGAGTGGACGGCAAGGCGTTTCATACATTCACAAGAGGTATGGAAAAGCCATTTGACCGCATCTTGATGACAACGATGCAAAATACAATGAAGTACCTGTGTGAAAACATTCAGGGCTGTGTCTTCGGATATACGCAGTCAGATGAAATCACGTTGGTGCTTACAGACTATGCGACAATCACAACGGATGCATGGTTCGGATACAACATCCAAAAGATGTGCAGCGTTTCCGCTTCAATGGCTACGCTTGCTTTTTCAAATGCCTATACTGCTGAGCTGTGGAAGAACTTCCCCGAAGCGATGCGCAGCAGCGACAATGGCACAAATAAGTACATTGAAACTCTGGTCGCAAAGATGGGTACAGCCATGTTTGATGCCAGAGTTTTTTCTATTCCCAAAGACGAAGTTTGCAACTGCCTGATTTGGCGTCAGCAAGATGCAACCCGCAACAGTATCGAGGCAGTTGGGCAGGCAAACTTTAGCCAGAAAGAGCTTCATGGTAAAAGCTGTAACGTTATTCAAGATATGCTCTGGAAGGACTGCGGTATCAACTGGAATGACTTCCCTGTTGACTGTAAGCGTGGTTCGGCTTGTTACAAAACAAGAGTTAGAGAGACCGTCTCTATCCTCAATAAGACTGAAACGGTTGAAGTTTTCAGAAACCGTTGGGTTATTGACCGAGAGCCTCCCATTTTCTCGCAAGAAAGAGAGTATGTTGAAAAATGGATATGACACCGGCTGAAGTTGCTACTTGTATTTGCGATATCTATGAGAAACTCGGACGTTTAGAATGCCGCCTCGAAAATACACGAGGAGATTTAGTCACCACAATAGAACGAAACAGGCAGCACACAGAAGAGTTCCTGAACCAGCAGACAGATATCGAAAACAAAATCGATATAGCCCTGACAACGGCTGTCCATGAATTGATTGAGTATCTACGATACCAAGACATCCAAGCTTTGGATGAGGAAGAGTTTTTGCTAAGGGTTCGGGAGCTTATTCGTGTTGAGCAAGACGAACGCCTTCCGTTCTAAGGAGGAAAAATATGAGTTGCTATAAAGACGGTGGCTGTGGTATTTATGAGATGTATTCTTGCTATGAATGTCCAGCAAGCAAGCCGGAGTACCTTAAAAGAAAGTCGCGCGAGCCGCAAAGATTACAGGCAATCGGAAACCTGCACGACGTAGCCAAGCAGATTCTGGATGACGAAGTGGTCATTCTCCTCCGTCAATACGGAGCAACGCTTGCACCGGGACGAATGGGAGATGAGAGTCGTGTTCCAAAGTGGCTGCTCGTTCTTGCGGCAGACAGAATCGAGGAGTTAAAAAATGCAAGAACAAAGCAATAAACAGTTCTACATTTCAGATTGGCATTATGGTCATGCAAACGTGATTGCCTTTGATAACCGTCCGTTCAAATCGCTTCTGGAGATGGACGAAGCACTGGTTGACCGGTGGAATGCAGTGGTTTCTCCGGGCGATATTGTGTATGTTCTTGGGGATATGTTCTGGTGTAAGGCACAAGATGCTATCCCTATTTTGCGTTCCTTAAAAGGACAGAAGTTCCTGATTAAAGGGAACCATGACCGGTGCAATGACAACAAGTTCTTGCGGGAGTTTGTTAAGGTCACAGAGTATCTCGAAGTGAAGGACAGCGGTCGAACAGTGATTCTTTGCCATTACCCAATTCCGTGCTTTAAGAATCACTTTTACGGTTCCTTCCACTTGTATGGACACGTCCACAATTCTTTCGAGTGGAACATGATGGAGCATGACAAGTATCTGATGGAGGAACTGTACACGACACCTTGCCAGATGTTTAATGTCGGAGCAATGATGCCGTGGATGGACTACACGCCTCGGACGCTTGATGAAATCATTGCGGCAAATTCGCATAACGAGGCTGTTAGAAATAAATGATGGCTTGAATCACTTGTGCCACAAGGCTTTGAAAGGCGCTTGATGAGTGGTATTAGTGCATCATATAAAACAAAAGGAGTGGTCACTTGTGATTTACCTTGACAATGCTGCCACCACACAAATGGATGAACGGGTTCTTGAAGCAATGATGCCATACCTGACAACGGAGTATGGTAATGCAGGAACCCTCTATAAGTTTGGACGAGCTGCGAATGAGGCTGTGCAGAAAGCCAGAGCGCAAGTGGCAGCTTTAATCAACGCAGAACCAGAGCAAATCATTTTTACATCTGGTGGTAGCGAAGCAAACAATTTAGTCTTTCGGGGTTTGAAGGACTATCTGAAGAGTATCGGTAAGACGCACATTTTGGTATCGGCTGTTGAGCATGATTCCGTCCTACGAGCCGCAGAATCGCTTATAAAAGACGGGTTTCATGTAGAGTATATTCCGGTATCCAGTGAGTGCAGGGTCTCTCCTGCTGTCATTGAGGACGCATTACGGGCAGATACGGGGCTCGTATCTGTGATGTTTGCGAACAATGAAACAGGCGCAATCAACCCAATCGAAGATATTGGAACGATTTGCATGAAGCGCGGGATTCTGTTCCACACAGATTGCGTGCAAGCTGCTGGATGCTATCCTATTGATGTAGTGAAAATCGGTTGCGATTTCCTTTCAGTGTCATCACATAAGATTCATGGGTGTAAAGGCATTGGAGCTTTGTACGCAAAGGATAAGTCTAAACTTACACCTATTGTTTATGGTGGGTCAGAGCAAGAGTTCGGGCTGAGGGGCGGAACAGAAAATGTTGCTGGTATCGTAGGATTCGGAAAGGCTTGTGAGATTTCATCGAAGAGTTTGCACGAAGATACGGTGTGGGTTTCAACATTGAAACAGCGATTTTTCATGGCGCTGAATGAAGCGCTTAAAGATACGGGTGATGAAAGCTGCGTCCATGTAAATGGTATGTCGATTCTTACACCCGGAAAGACAATTAACTTGAGAATGGACGGCGTTGATGGCGAAACGCTCTTGCTTATGTTGGACGGCAAGGGAGTTTGTGTTTCTGCCGGGTCTGCGTGTAGGAGTCACGAAGCGGAACCAAGCCACGTTTTATCTGCAATGGGATTATCCAAAGATGAAGCTCGGTCTTCTATCAGAATTTCATTCTCAAAGAAAAACACGGCTGATGAAGCCGTAAGAGCTGCACAGATTTTAGCTGGGTGCATTTCAGCACTCAGGGCGAGAGAAGAAAAGGAGTAAGGTTATGACGATTGAGCAAATCAAAGAGATGGTCAACGGTTCTGCTTATGATTTCCTTAGAACAAACGAGCACCTCGGGCGCAAGATTATCTTTCTTACGCTTGGTGGCAGCTATTCCTATGGAACGAACGTCGAAACATCCGATGTTGATGTAAGAGGGTGTGCGTTGAACAGTGAATCAGATTTGCTTGGTCTGACGAGCTTTGAGCAGGTCGTTAATACACAAACGGATACGACAATCTATGCTTTTAATAAGCTGGTGAGCCTGCTCCTAAATTGTAATCCAAATACGATTGAAATGCTTGGGTGTAAGCCAGAGCACTATTTCTATATCTCAGACATTGGCAGAGAAATGATTGCCAACAGAAAAATGTTTCTGTCCAAACGAGCAGTCCATTCTTTTGGAGGTTATGCGAATCAGCAGCTCCGGCGCTTGGAGAATGCTCTTGCGCGAGATAGGCTGTCACAGGCAAGAAGAGAGGAACATATCCTCAACTCTATGAAAGGCGCCGTTAAATCATTTGAGAGTCGATACACGATTTTTGAAAACGGCAGCATTGTTCTCTATACAGATGAGAGTCCGCGAGAGGATTTAGACCGTGAAATTTTTGCAGATATCCAGCTTAAAAAGTATCCGGTCAGAGAGTTCAATAGTGTAATCAACGACCTGACGAATGTTATCGGGACGTATGAGAAGCTCAACCACAGAAACCACAAGAAGGACGATGAGCATTTGAACAAACACGCGATGCATCTTATTCGTTTGTACCTTCTCTGCTTGGATATTCTGGAGAAAGAGGATATTGTCACATATCGTGGTGATGACCTGCCTCTGCTGATGAGTATCCGTAAGGGTGACTATCAACTGGAAGATGGAACATATAGACCAGAGTTTTTTGAAATGGTTTCTGACTTTGAAAAACGACTCAATTATGCAAAGCAAAACACGAGCCTCCCAGATAACCCGGATATGAAGAAAGTTGAGGAGTTCGTTATGAGTGTAAACAGGAGGGCGATTGATGCATAGGATTTCTATCCCTAAAGGTGCGCGAGCAGTTCTGCTGAATCTCCGATATGAAAACCATGAGGCATATGTGGTTGGCGGATGTGTCCGAGATAGTCTGCTTGGGAAAGAACCAAAAGATTGGGATGTCTGTACCTCTGCTACACCGGACGAAGTTAAGGAACTAATGCATCGTCGTGGCATAAAGACAATTGATACTGGACTGCAGCATGGAACAGTAACGGCTGACATGGGCACTGTTGGGAAGTATGAGGTCACAACGTTTCGAATTGATGGAAACTATACAGACGGGAGGCACCCTGATTATGTGGAGTTTACCGAGAGCATTTATAAGGACTTGTCTCGCAGGGATTTCACCATCAACGCTATGGCGTACAACAGTGCTGGATTGATTGACCCCTTCCACGGGAGAGATGATTTACAAGCAGGGATTATTCGCTGTGTTGGCAATCCTGATGAGCGTTTTGAAGAAGATGCGCTTCGCATTTTGCGAGCGCTGAGATTCGCAGCGACCTATGGCTTTTCTATCGAAGAACAGACAGCCGCTGCCATCCACAAGGATGCTTGGATGCTAAAACGTATTGCTGCAGAGCGAATCAATGGCGAGCTTTGCAAAATGCTGCTCGGCGACGGCATCTTAAATGTGCTGCTGAATTTCTCAGATGTTATTGCGACGATTATTCCAGAAATGGAGCCTTGCATTGGGTTTGAACAGAACAACAAGTATCATCAATACACTGTGTACGAGCATATTGCCCACGCTGTTGCGAACTACAAGGGTGCCGATGTGTCTGTTAAGGTAGCCTTACTACTCCACGACATCGGAAAGCCACAATGCTACACTGAAGATGAAAACGGTGGGCACTTCCACGGTCATGGGGTACCAAGCCGTGATATTGCAGAACAAGTTTTGGATAGACTGCGGTTCGATAATAAGACAAAGCAGGAAGTTCTTGAACTCGTGCTTTATCACGACACTATGATTGAGCCAACACCCCGCACAGTCCGCAAATGGCTGCATAAACTCGGTGAACGTCGGTTCTCGCAGTTTTTGGATGTGCGGATGGCTGATATTCTTGCCCATGCAGAGGGTACACAGGAGTCCAGAATCGAAAGATGCATTGCACTCGGTTCCATTATGTCTGAGGTTTTAGAAGCGGAGCAGTGTTTCGCATTAAAAGACTTGCAAATCAACGGAAGAGATATTATGAACCTCGGCATTGAACAAGGAAAACGTGTTGGCGAAATCCTTAACAGCCTTTTAGATGAAGTGATTTCGGGTGCTTTAGAAAACGAACACAATGCTTTAATGCAGAGGGCGGTGGAGCTTCTTGACTGAACCCAAATACCCCAAAGGTGAAAGAGTCTGGGTTGGATATTATAATGCCGAGCATGAGCTCTGCTTTATTCTTACCAGCAAAGAGAGCCGTGAGTTTTATTTCCTGTATGAGCTTGTTGACGGAGAGTTTAAGAAGCTTGGAAAAGCACGGGCACCGAAAGAACTTGAGGATAAGTTCGAAGTTTCGAAGAGAATGAGGTGTGCGCAATGATGTCTGATTTTGAGTATGATTGCTGGCAGCGTAAACGTATTGCACAGCAAGCAAAGTACCGCAAGTGCGGAAGCAAGAGCAAGAAATGCTCAATGTCAACAGACCACATGACGCAAAAACAATGGAAGGAAAGGAATGGGAAAGTTGTGACCGTTAATTTGAACCAGCCAATTACATGGGATGACTTCAAGGCACTGCCGGCTTCAATGCAAGAAGAGTATCTCAAACACATGATGGAAAACTATGGTGCTAACGCAACGAGTTTTGCCGCCATGTTCGGAGTGCAACCACTTACGATTCGTCGGCATATCCAAATGAACAAGCTGAATATCAAGTTCCCAGTTGGTCACTCTATGAGTACAGCGCAAAAGGATGCGTGGGATGAATTGCTGCATGGGAAAACATCTGATGAGGATGCCGAAGTAGAAGTAGAAGATGTACCAGCCACCAAGTTGGACGAAGCAGCTTCCAAACAGAGTATGGATATGAAGCGCTTTTCATTGTGCTTTAATGGGAGAATTGATGTCAACATGATTGCGAATTCTTTGCTACATATCTTGGGCGACAATGCAGTTGGAGAGGTTGAAATTGTGTGCAACCTTGGTTGATTTGCCTTGATAATCTGTATCTTTGTGATAGAATTGAATTGAAGGAGTGGTCAAATGGATAACGGCTTTGACTTGAAGTTTATGTCAGACGAGGAGCTGCGAAACGCAATGGATGAGTTCATCGATAGCGTTAAGGACGATGTCGCAGCAGATGAAGAAAAGACAACGGTTTTGAATCCGATGAAGCTGCAGCAGATGCAGTTTGCTCATGCGGCACTAAAATACATTACAAGGGATTCTGACGTTGAAGTTTCCTACAAATTAAATACACCGTTCAAAACGATGGGGAGCATCAGTGTCGAGGGAGAGACGCTGGCTTTTGACAAACCGGAGTGGTTTGCGAGAGTAGCAGAGTTTGCAAACAACATGGAGGTCTATCCATTGGTTAAGAACCGAGTCCGTTTGACATTTACATTCCACGGTCTCACTAAACCGATTGAATAAGAGGAGGCTGGAATGGAGTACACAACTTGCAAAGACTCCGTCATGGAGTTGATTAGCGATGGTTCTAAGGTCTTTGGACGCGACTATAAGATTTCAGAAGAAATGCTTTCTAAAATCGATGAGATTTGTGATGGCGTGGATGAGTTGGTATCTGAAATTGAATGCGAAAGTGTCCATGCAGATATTGAAGAAAAAACAAAGACACTCCGTATTGTCATTGTGTGTGATGAGCTTGAGCTTCACGGAGGAAGAACCAACGGGTTCTTCAAGCTAATTACGAAACTGAACTCTTTTAGCTTTTCAAAGCAGGGTCGAGAGTTCATCAAAATTGAGTTGAACATTTCGAATGTATGGGAGCGTATGAGTGAATGAGAAAAGAAGAGGGCGGCTAAGAGACGCCTTGAAAATGCTGAGCAGTGCTGCATCCATTGTGGAAACAGTTTGCGACAGCGAGCAAGACTGTATGGATAACTATCCTGAAAACTTGCAAGGAACAGAGAAGTTTGAGCGTATGGAAGATGCGGTCGATAGTCTCAGTGATGCGCTCGAAAAGATTGATGATGCGAAAGGACATATCCAGTCTGCGTTAGGCTGATGTAGTGGTGGCTTTATGGAACTTGTGATTGCTGTGATTCTCGGAGTTATCTTGCTCATTAAATTTGGGTCAGATAAAAACGCAGTGAGGAATACTCGAAAGGCGTATGACAAGAAACAGCAGGTAATTTCGGAGTGGAAAAGTGTAGTGACAGACCGCAGCCTTGAGCAGCGACTGAAAAGCTTTATCCATAATCCAGACAATAAAGAACAAGTTTCTGAGGAAGTTGCTCCTGTATATGATGGAATCTTCGCCGGTAAGCAACTTTGCGAGTTGTTTCCAAAAGAACGGTGGTGCAAACCAAAAGCAGGATGGACGCCAGAGTATCACGAGCAAGTCCAGCGAGAAGTATGTATGAAGAACTCAGAAAACGCGCTTAGAATTATGATGGCAAAGCGCGGGAAGATTTTGGACTATGACGCAGACAGAAGCGCGTCTTACAGTCCCAGTGTAATATCAAGTGGTATCTCAGCAGACTCTCCATTGACGGCGTATGTTCTTATCTGGTGTGCGAAAGCCATAAAGGAGCATGGTGTGCCAAATGAGTTTATTGTCCCATCAATCGGTAAATATGGAGCAGGCAATATCCATTGGGAATTATAAAAAGTAGGGCGTGAGCCCTACTTTTTCAATCCTCAAACAAATAATCTGGAAGGTCAATTTTTTCTTTCAGCAACACCTTACCGCAGGCTTTTACAGAACGTCCGCTGTCGGCTGAGACGAAGATGTTTGTATGGCGAAGCTCTGGATTTGCAGAAACCAAAACCAGATTGTTATTATCATCAAGATAGTATTGCTTACAATACATTGCTCCATCGACACAGAAGATGCCAACATCTCCAACTGAAAGCTCTGCGTCTTTTTTTACATATACCATATCACCATCATGTATATATGGGTACATACTGTTACCTTGGATGTAAACAGCGTAGTCTGCTTCCTCTGGTACGGAGCTATCAACAAGAATCATCTCGAAATCAACCCCGTCGAGAGGTACAGAGCTACCGGCAGCAGATGGAGTAGTATAGCGTGGAATGAATCGCTCGCTGTTGACCTGCTGAAAATCTATGACCTTTGGAATGACACGAATTGTTTTAGCGGCATCGACCCGTTCCTTCTCAAGTACACAGATTGCGTCAACTGCTTTTTTGCCATAGTTGTCAAGAGCTTGATAGCTGGACAAAAGTTTTTTTTCGGCAGAAGTGAGAACCAAAGCGTAGTTTGGTGTGTTCTCCAAATGGAAGTCCAGTAGCGTGTCTATCGATATATTGAGAGCCCGCCCGAGAGAAAGCAACGCATCCATTGCGGGTTTCTTAGCGTTGCGTTCCCAAGCGCGAATTGTAACTGTGGAAACACCTACTGCATCTCCAAGATTTTGCTGTGTGAGGTTCCGTTCTGCACGAAGGCTCTTTAGCCTCTGCCCGAAGTCCATGTTAAAGTCCTCCAAAAAAATAGCCCAAGTTTTGATGTTGACAGACCACTGTGTTTGTGGTAGCATAAAACCGCAATAACTGTTTCTATTGACAGATTAACACAAACAACTGTTTCTGTCAATAATTAAAAAAGGTAGCTCGCCAATATAGACGAGCTACCACGAAACGCACACTGCCATGAACACCAACGTAATAACAGCGTGCAACGACCCGTTAACGACAGGTCGAAGTCATCGTTGACACCACTCAGCAATGACTCACTTGTAGTATAACACGGGATTTCTCGTAAATCAATGGAGGTTTTTACTACAGGATGAAGAAGATAGTCTCAGTCAAGGAACTTAAAGAGTATTGTGAAAACCATAAGCCTCAGCAGATTTCCTTTTACACAGAGAACCAGAGTTGGTATTGCGTCTCAGACCCATGCAAATTCAAGTTGTCATTCCCGGTTATGTTGATATGCGAGAACCCCAATATGATTTGCTTGAAATCTGGAGCAAATACCTTATGTTTTGACCGAGTACGTTGTGTCGAGATAGACACTGAAATGACCGTGATTGGAACTGTTTTCACAGTTTTTTGTGGAGGTAGAAACGACAAAGAACAAGAAATCACCTATACCCTGTTAGCCGGTTAAATATTTTTCGATGTTGTCTATATAATTGACTTGACTATGCCATATTGGGCGTGCTATACTCCAACCATCAACATAATTGTATTTAAGGGGTTTAGCGCATTGGGTTTTCAGAATCATAAAGAACGGGTTCCACAGATTGGTGAAGTGTATTTGATGAAGTTCGGTGGCAGTGGCAGCGAGCAGAGTGGTTGGCGTCCGGGCGTCGTCTTCCAGAACAACATGGGGAATGCATACAGCCCCAACATCATCGCACTCCCACTTACCAGTTCGCTCAAAAAGACGAACCAACCTACACACGTTATCATCAAAGCAGCAGATAGTGGGCTTCGCAGAGACAGCATGGTTCTTTGCGAAAACCCAGAGCGTATGTCTAAAGAACGCCTCGGGCAGTACATCACTACGTTGTCAGAGGAGCACATGAAGCAAGTTGCCGAAGCAAACTTGCTGGCGACGGGTGCAATCGCCTATCTGGACATCGAAGCGCTGCTTGCTGTGTGGAAGAAAGCCGCAGCCCTAAACGCTGTTGTACCAGCATAATGCTACATACTAAGTAGGAGGCTCGCTATGTACAATGCGGAGTTAAAGTCAAGATTCGTTAAGGACTATACCAAGAGTATCAACACGGCTAACGTTGCCACAACTGTTTTCGAAGCGTTTGAACCGTATGAAACTTCGTGGAATGCAGACCTCTGTACAAGAGACAGAGAAGAACTGCAGCCAGCTATCGATGAGATACTTGCACTGCGCTCCAGAAGCCAGTGGATGTCTCTCACGATATTAAAAGAGTATGTAAAATGGTGTATTGCCATGAAGGTTCCAGACGCTTGCGATGGGATGCTTAATATTGAGGCAGCGGGGTTAGCAAAAGTTAGGCGGCAGATGGTCTCAAGTCCACTCCATCTTCAACGTATTCTTGATGAGGTCTTTGACAAAGAGAGCGAAGAGACAATCGATGTCACCTACCGTTGTTATTATTGGATGGCTTTTGGTGGTATCAAAGAAGATGATACACTTCTCGTAAGAGCGTCTGATATTGACTTCGCCAACATGGAAATTGTCTATCAAGATACGCACGTCCCGCTTTATCGTGAAGCACTGCCAGCGTTCCATAAAGCAGCAGAACTCAATAGCTTCTGCTACAAGAATCCCAATTACTCTCGAACGATTACACGAGATAGAGTTTCTGGCGATACTTTGATGCGTGGTATTCGCGCAGTAAAAAAGACCGCGACACTTCGTTCAATTTTATCTAAGAAATCAGCAAAAGCCATTGAAGATGGACTCACCCAGCAACAACTTAGTTTCTACAGAGTATGGATGTCAGGGTTATTCTACAGAATGTACGATAGAGAACGAGCCGGTATTCCGGTCGATTTCTCAGAAGCAGCAACAGACTTTGTCGCTGACAGAACTTATGTGCTCAACGGAAGAATCAAGTTGGAGCACAAGCAGAACCGCATAGAAAAAAATTATATGGAAGATTATCAGCGTTGGAAGCTGGCGTTTTCAATCTAACGAAGCGAATGAAGAGATTCCCACAGAAGTGGGTTTCTCTTTTACATATATCAACACAATTAAATAACATACATCGCCGAACGGCTTAGGTATAAATCTGGAAAGAAAGGAGAAAGTGTATGGCTTTCAAGAAGACAAAGCAAGAGGCATTGGACTTGCTGCAGGAAAAGGAAAAGCGTCTGGCTGAATTGACAGAAGAGTCCGCATATGCGGTTCAGATGGTTCAGAACACCATTGATAATCTGCAAGCGGTCAACAGTGACATCCAGACCACGATGGATGAAATCGATACATATATGCAGCGGTTGAATGATACTCGCAGCAGCCTCAGCACCACTCACGACAAGAATGAAAAAATCATGCAGAACTTCGCCAAGCTGTTGTGCGTTGATTAAGGAGGAGATTCATTGAGCGAATTAAAGGAAAGATTCCTCGCGGTCTACAAGGAAACAGTTACGCGAGAGGGTTCGGATTCTTTACTGGACTGGCTCGAACATTCTGATTTCTTCGTGGCACCGGCTTCGACAAGGTATCATGGATGCTATGAGGGTGGGCTTTTGCAACACTCTCTTAATGTTTATGATTGTTTGAAAATCGGAATCGAGGCAGCCGGACTACAAGGCACCTATAGCGAGGAAACAATCGCAATTGTTTCTTTGATGCACGACCTTTGTAAAGTCAACTACTACAAAAAGGGCTTTCGGAATGTCAAAGATGAAGAGACTGGGCAGTGGTATAAAAAAGAGGTTTATGAGGTTGATGAAAAATTTCCCTGTGGAGAACACGCAGATAAGTCTATTATCATCCTTCAGAATTTCATTCGCCTTGAGCCAGAAGAAATCTTGGCAATTCGTGCCCACATGGGCGGTTGGGACACCGCAGTAAAAGGTGGTAACGCTTTCATTGGTAAGATTTTTGAGCGTAGCAAACTGGCGCTCCTGTTGCATCTTGCCGACATGGGAGCGACATATTTAATGGAGGGGTGAAATGGCAGAACAGATGAACATTTATCAGAAACTTGCCAGAATCAGAAAGCAAGTGGAGGTCATCCAGAAGAACAAGAGTGGCTACGGTTACAAGTATGTTTCCGAGGATGAGATTCTCTCAAAAATCTCGGTATTTATGGACAAGTATGGTCTGTCTCTGATTCCGAATATCAAGCAGGGCAGCACAATTGTGTCCCCATATACATACAAAAAGACCAAGACTACCGGCAAGGGTGATATCTATGAAGAAAACAACAACGAGGTCTTGGTTAGCGCGGATATGATGTGGTCTTGGGTTGATAACGACAACCCGGAAGAGCGTATCGATGTTGAGTGGGCGCTTGTTGGGCAACAGGGAGATGCTTCTCAGGCATTTGGCTCTGGTTTGACATATTCGAATCGTTATTTCCTGCTCAAGTTCTTCAATATTGCTACACCTGATGCAGACCCTGATGCATTCCGTAGCAAGCAGAGAGCGGCGGAAACAGCAGAGGACAAAATGATTGCCGAGCAAATCATTCAGAGTTTTGATGAGACACTGAAAGAGTATCTCAGTGTGCATAAGGATAAAACAGACGATGTTAAAAAGTTTGTATCCAAGTACGCAAAGGGCGGCAACTACTTTGCAATTACAGAGTCCGTGTTGGCAGGAAAACTTCTGTCGGATTTCAAGGAAACGTTTAAGATTGAGGAGTGATACACTATGGGTTTTCGTACAGGTGCCTATGCAAAAATTTGGGAAGTAACTCCCATGAGCGACACGAGCACAAAGGTTCGGTTGTCGGTCAGCAGAAAGAACAAGCAGACCAATGAGTACGAGCAAGACTTTTCTGGTTTTGTTCTTGCCATTGGGACTGCAGCGGCAAAGAAAGCTGCTTGTCTGAAAGAGGGCGAGCGCATTAAGCTTGGAGACGTTGATGTCACGACAAAGTACGACAAGGAGAAAAAGGTGACGTACACCAACTTCAAGATGTTCTCCTTTGAAGTTGAGGGCGACGAGAGTAGCTCTCAAACCACAGACCCTCAGCCTACGGTTGATGATGGCGAAATTGATGACAGCCGGTTGCCATTCTAAGGTAATCGCCTATGGGAGAAGTAAACTACGCACCACTCATTGATGACATGGTGTGGAGCTACTCACGAATAAAGGCTTTTGAGGATTGCCCGTATAGGTGGTACTTGAAGTACATAAAGAAGTTTCATGGTAAGGATATGTTCTTTTCAAGCTATGGTACTTTTATGCACAAGCTTATTGAGTTGTATCACAAAGGTGAAAAAACGCCAAGGCAGATTGTCGATATGTATTTGCAAGACTTCAAAACTGAAGTTGTGGGACGTGCTCCAAACAGGAAGGTGTTCAGTAGTTACTTTACTGGCGGCTTGCAATATCTTAAAGCACTTCAGCCATTCCCGTATGGCATGGTTGGTGTCGAAAAGAAAGTTGACTTCGTAGTAAACGGTATCCCGTTTGTTGGTTACATAGACTTCCTTGGGGAAAAAGATGGTGACCTATATGTCGTAGACAACAAGTCGAGGATTTTGAAACCACGAAGCAGCAGAGCAAAACCAACTAAGGCTGACGAAGAGTTGGATGCTTATTTAAGACAGCTTTATATCTACTCTGCGGCAGTTGAAGAAGAATATGGTAAGACGCCAAAGAGTCTTTGCTTCAACTGCTTTAGAGATAAGCTGTTTATCATAGAGCCATTTAAGGAACAGGCATACGCCGAATCTAAAGAATGGCTTGCAAAGAGCATCGGAAAGATTCGTGAGGAATCAGATTTCAAACCATCAGTAGAGTTTTTCAAATGCACACACCTGTGTGAAATGCAGGATATGTGTGAGTATTACGAGTTGATGAGAAAGAGGTGATGAATTATTAGGGCAAGTGAAGACATGGCAAGGGTTGAGAGCGAAGCTGGCATTATCGCTACGCTGATTCATCACCCGGAGTTCTCATATTACTCAGAGCAACTGTTGCCAAACCATTTCACTAACGAGGAGAACCGCTATATCTATCAGGCAATTTGTTCTCTTGCACGAGACGGGATTACGACGATTGACCCGTATAACATTATCCAAGCGCTGTCTGCGAAAGAAGCGACAAGGCGTTTTGCAGATGAGCTCAGTATCGACCAGCTCTATACATTGATGGACAACAGTGACAGCATTGCTCGAAATACTGTTGAAGAGTACAAGTTGCTTGTCAACAATGTTATGGATGCGGCTTTTAGGCGGGATACTTTTCAGCAACTCAAAGAGTGCCAGAAGCTTTGCACTCAGCCGTCCGAAGAAAACATCGAACAGAAAATCTACAAGATGCTGGATGATGTGATGATGGAGTTCTCAGCAACAAACGAAGTCCCACCATACAAAGATGTCGTAGATAAATGCTGGGAAGAAATCAAAGGTAGGCAAGGCGCTGGATACGCAGGTATTCCCTTTAAGTTTCCTGCATTGAACGATTATGCGACCATTGAGCGTGGAGAACTGTTCATCTTTGGCGCAGAGCAAAAGCAGGGCAAGAGTATGATGCTTTTGAATTGTGCAGTTGACTTGCTGAAGCAGGATTACGCAGTCCTCTATCTGGACAGTGAGCTAAATACGCGACTGTTTACATCAAGAATCTTGGCACACCTATCTGGTATTGAGTACAAGCGATTGACATCTGGCAATTATAGCGACGAAGAGGAAAAGCGTATTCTGGATGCAAAGGAATGGTTAAAAACGCGCAAGTTCACCCATATCTATATCCCAATGTTTGACCAACAGAGTATTTTTACGGCTGTGAATAAGGTGAAACATACGCAAGGGCTTGATGTTCTTATTGTTGATTACTTCAAGGGTAAAGGCGAGGGCGATGCGTTTGACAGCTATCAAGAGCTTGGCAGATTTGTAGATATGGTGAAGAATCAGATTTGCGGTGAGATGAATATTGCTGGTATTGGCGCCGCTCAAGCAACCATTACCGGTAAGCTTGCCGATAGTGCAAAGATTGCTCGTAACGCATCAACCATTGCAATGATTTCCGATAAAACCCCAGAGGAAATCGAAGCTGATGGTGCCGAGTGCGGCAACAAAAAACTCCGTGTAACTGTAAACCGTAATGGTATGCAGATGACGCAGGACGAATACATAGATTTGCTGTTCGATGGAAATCACATCCTCTATGAACAGGCAAAACAGCATATTCCACAGACACCTTTTTAACCTATCAACATAATTAAATAAAATACGGAAGGAGGAGTGGGGGTGGAGCTATCTGAGCTGATTGAATCAGTCGATATCCTTGAATATATCTCGCAATATACAGAGTTCACAGAAAAGAACGGAGAATATTGGGCATTGTCGCCATTCAAAGATGAGAAAACCCCCTCCTTCTCCGTTCGTAAGGAAACAAACTCATTCTACGACTTTTCATCGGGTATCGGCGGTAACGTACTGACATTCATTCGGTATTACGACAAGTGTGGTTATGCTGAAGCTATCGAAAAACTGAAAAATTACAGCGGAGTCGATGGTAATGTGGTCGCCAGAAAGAAATTGGCGACAGTTGAGGTCGCCAAGAGGTTTATGCCGCCGAAAAAAGTGCAGAAGCAGTCAAAATCAACTGTGCTTCCAGACGATTATATGGAACGGTATGAAAAAAGACCGGACAAATTAGCTGTTTGGGAGCGCGAGGGTATATCCAAAGGTTCACTCGACAAGTTTGGCGTGTACTACGACAGCTTTTCGGATAGATTGGTCTATCCAATACGGAATCCAGATGGAAAAATCGTAAATGTAGGTGGTAGAACGCTTGACCCGGCATGGAAAGAAAAAGGTTTGCGTAAATACACCTACTTTATGGCGTGGGGTGAGCTGAAAACTATTTATGGTCTTGCAGAAAACATGGAGGGCATCAGGGAAAAGGGAGAAATCATTCTTTTCGAAGGATGTAAGTCAGTTTTACTCGCAGATACATATGGGGTACAAAACACTGGTGCGATTTTGACATCGCATCTTAATCCGAATCAGATGAAACTGCTGGTCTCCCTTGGGTGCAGGGTGGTTTTCGCCCTTGACAAGGATGTTTGCATCAGGGACGACCACAATATCAAGCGGTTAAAGCAGTTTGTCAACGTTGAATACATTTGGGACAAGGAAGATTTGCTTGGCGATAAGGACAGCCCTGTCGATAGAGGTCAAGACACTTGGAAAAAACTCTACGACGGGAGGCTGTCATGGCGATGAGCAATCAATACACCCTATACCACTTGCATAGTGACCTTTCAAACGGTGTTACCAACATTGACTCCGTTACAAAGTACGGCGAATACATAGAGCGTGCCAAAGAGTGCGGCATGAAAGCAATGGCGTTTACGGAGCATGGCTCTGTTTTTGAGTGGTGGCACAAGAAAAGTGCTATCGAAGCCGCTGGAATGAAGTATATCCACGGCATCGAGGCATATCTTACGCTTAACATCGACGAAAAAATCAGAGACAACTACCACTGTGTCTTGCTTGCGAAGAACTACGACGGGTTCTTAGAACTCAACAGCCTTGTGTCTAAGAGTTTCTGCAGAACCGACAACCACTTTTACTACGTCCCACGAATCACGTTCAACGAATTGTTTGCGACATCTGACAACATTATCATCACTACGGCTTGCGTCGGTGGCGTTCTCGGAAAAGGTGACGAACAGGTTCAGCAGTATTATCTGGATTTTCTTGAACGAAATAAGCACCGCTGTTTCTTAGAAGTCGGTCACCACATGGATGAGAAGCAGGTCACCTACAACGAAAAACTGTTATTGCTTAGCAAGAGTACCGGTGTCCCTTTGATTGCAGGAACTGATACGCACGTCCTCAATGCAGAGCATGAAAAAGGAAGAAGTATCTTACAGGCATCTAAAAACATTACGTTTGATGGCGAAGAACGTTGGGACTTAAAGTTTAAGACTTATGAAGAGTTAGTTGCTGCATATAGAGAGCAAGGGTCGCTTCCAGAAGCAGAATATATGCAAGCCATTGAAAACACCAATGTGATGGCAGATATGGTAGAGCCGTTTGAATTAGATAGAGGTACAAAGTACCCACATATCTACTCTGAACCCGAGAAGACGTTCCGTGACAAGATTCAGACAGCAGTTGAGAACCACCCATATGCACTCAAGCATCACACAAAGGAAGAGTTGCAGAAAACTATCGATGAAGAGTTCGATGTTTATAAGGCAACGAAGTCAATTGACTTTATGCTGCTCCAAACTTACTTGCGTGAGTGGGAAAAGCAAAACGATATCCAGTGCGGCTATGGTCGTGGCTCAGTTTCAGGTAGCATGATTGCGTATCTCTTGGGGATTACGCAGATGGACAGTATGAGGTATGGTTTGAACTTCTTCCGCTTTATGAATCCGTCCCGTGTTACAAATGCTGATATTGACACGGACTATTCTGGCAAGGACAGAGAAACAATTAAGCGGTTCCTGCTTAAAGATAAGATGAATCTGCCGAGTATTCGTTCAGCAGAAATTATTACCTTTAATACCATTGCACTCAAAGGCGCAATCCGCGATGTTTGCCGCGCTCTCTATAAAGACCGCGCAGACATGAACTATCTTCAAGTGGCAAACCACATCTGCAAAGAAGCGGAGCTCCATGAAGATGCTATCCGAAAGAAGTATCCAGATGTCTTCAAGTATGTAGATATCGTTAATGGAACAATCGTCTCCATCGGTACACACCCGAGTGGAGTCCTTATCAGTGACCTACCTATTGACCAAACGGTTGGTCTGTGCAGTATCTCCACATCCGAGTATCCGGTATCCATGATTAACATGAAAGAGCTGGACGACTTGATGTATGTCAAGCTTGACATCCTTGGCTTGGATAATATCGGTGTCATCAACGATACCTGTAAAATGCTTGGGATTGAGCGCTTGACGCCAGACAACACTGATATGGAGGATATGAATGTGTGGAGAAGTATCCGAGACGATACGACGCTTATCTTCCAATGGGAGTCTGACAGCGCACAGCATTATCTAAAGCAGTTCATGTCTGATGCCACGCTCGATATTGCTCGGTCAAAGATTCCAAATTTCTCAATGCTAAAATGGATGTCATTTGGAAACGGCTTGCTCCGACCTGCGTGTGCCAGCTTCCGTGATAGTGTAGCCAAAGGCGAGTTTTACGATAACGGTTTTGACGCACTGAATGAGTTCCTTGCTCCAGAGGCAGGACGAATCGCAATGCAGGAAACCATTATGCAGTTCTTGGTTAAGTTCTGCGGCTACTCAAGCGCGGAATCAGACAACGTCCGCCGAGCGATTGCCAAGAAAAAAGGAACAGAAAAGCTCTTGCCGGAGATTGAAGAACGCTTTGTGGCTTATTGCTCAAAGGCGTACAAGATGAGTGCAGAGCGTTGCGAAGAGGTTATCAAGCCGTTCCTGCAAATCATTCTGGATGCGTCAGCGTATGGCTTCTCGTGGAACCACTCAGACGCTTATTCGTCCATCGGTTATATCTGCGGATATTTGCGCTACTATTACCCATTGGAGTTCTTAACAGCAGCATTGAATATCTTCGGAGACAATATGGACAAGACTGCTGACATTACAAGCTATGCCCATAAGGTCGGTATTCGAGTTACGTTGCCTAAATGGGGGTTGTCCAGAGGTGAATACTTCTTCGATAGAGAGCGGAAAATCATCGCCAAAGGTCTCACGTCAATCAAGTATATGAGCGCTGGTCTTGCCGATGAACTGTACAACCTTGCAGCAAAAAACAAGTATTCCTGTTTTATGGATTTGTTGAAAGACCTCGATGAAAAAACGAGTATTAACTCAAGGCAGCTTGATATTCTGATTAAGCTTGATTTCTTCTCTGACTTCGGCAATCAGCGTGAGCTGCTTCGGATGGTTGACCTGTTCTTTAATATCTTCAAGAGAGGTCAAGCGAAGCAAATCAAAAAGACTGAGGTTGATGGAACACCACTCGAAGAAATTGTGAAGCGATACGCGGTCGGTGTTACAAAGTCTGGTGGCGAAGCTAAGAGCTACACACTTCTTGATGTGATGTCAATTTTGCGTGGCGCAGAAGATGCGGTAAAAGCAGTTGGCATGGACGACCTAAGCGATATTATCAAAGTCCGTAACTTCTATGATGTGATGGGCTATATCGGATATGTGTCTGGCAATGAAGCGGACAGACGCAAGCTATACATAACAGATATGAAGCCACTGGTTCGGAGAAGAGATGGTGAGCAATTTGCTTACAGCGTCTTCACAAAATCAATCGGTAGCGGCAAGGAAAGTAGATTCACGTTATTCAATCGTGAGTTTAAGAAAGAACCGGTTAAAGTCGGTGACATTATTTACTGTAAAGGCTACCAGCGCGATGGTGAGTATTTCAAGCTGACAGCGTATGACAAGGTTCTGTAATTGGAGGTGAAAACATGGAAGTGTTAACCGGAGACACATTGGCAGAAGCACTATTGTTCTGCTCTCAACAAGAGAATGTTTCAGTGTGTGTCGTACTTGATAATATGCGTAATACCAAAGAGCTGGTCGAGATTCTTTGGAGGGAAATAGAGTTGGGGAATCTTCCGGGATGGGTAATGCAAAGAGGATTTGATGTAGCGTCCTTCTCTAATACATACTCCATTCTAAACACGAAGAAATCATCCGCTATGTATTTCATTACCGCATATGACACGCAAAATTTCAAGGGGCGCACATTTAACCGCATCCTATACCTAAGTGACTTGAACACGGTCATCCTGTCTGAGATTGAACGCTATGAACAGCCATTGCGGTTTACCGATGGAACATATGGCGGTGAGGAACTGGACGACTTCCTCAGTGGTTTCAAAATCAAACCTGCTGCTTCAACAGTAAGGGTGATATAAAACACAGATTTTATAAGTGCATAGGAGGTGCGAAACTTGTCAGACAAACGTGTCTGCAATTATTGCGGCAAGGAGCTTGACCTCTTTGACCTGCAGGAAGATTTCTCTATACATAGACAACATATCGGATACGGCAGTATCCATGACGGAGACAATGTTGATTTGCAGCTTTGCTGTGACTGCTTCGACAAGCTCGTAAGCGAGTGTAATGTGTCTCCAATTGAGGAGGTCGATGACGAGTGACGAGAGCAGAGTTCAACAATGCTTTGGAGGAGGCTCTTCAGAAAGCAGCGCGAGTACGAGCCTATACGGGTGGAGGATGCGAAATTGCGTTGATTGTAACGAGAGACGTTTATAGATTCCTCTCTGAACACGCAGGTGTCACGTTTGATGTTCGCAATACTGACCACGGTATTTATCGTGGGTACAGAATTGGCATTGTCAATGAGCAGGGGTACAGCGATATTCTCAAACCGGCTATGCTCGGAATGGAGTATTACAACGGTATGGAGGTAAATGACATTATCGTTGTCGGCGATGAGAACAGACTGTTCCAGCTTGAGAACAGAGAACCGATTTGCTTCCGGGACATGGGGTTAACCGTCAGTTTTGGGAATGGTACAAGGGCAACAGCCAATGTAACCGTAACAAATACCACTGTTGATGCCATCAATGAGACAAATGCGGCGGAGACGGTAACTGCTGCAGCAGTTAATGCTGCGCGTCCAGTAGAAATGAACTATAGAGATGGGCAGTTGTTTGTCGATGGGATTCCGATTGACCTCCCGCTTGTAGACCTTGCAATGGAAGACCTCGTAGGAGTAACGACACCGGTAACGACACCGCAGCTTGATTGGAATGCCACTGGTCGTGCGACAGTTGATTGGTTCGGTGCTGTTCCGGTCGCTGCTACTGAACCCACACGACCGGTGCGAGCACAGAGAGCAGCACGTCCGAGAGCACCACGGGCAGAAGAACCGCTGAATCCCGGCGATACAAAAATGTTGGATGAGTTCCTTGGCAGTTTTGCCATTAAAGAAACTCTCCAGCAAGCATAAGAAAAGTAAGAGGCTAAACATACTATGTGGAAGAGCCCAGAGTAAAACACTCTGGAGCTCTTTTTTCGTAGGCAGTAGAGAGGTAGAACAATGCGAAAAATTTTCACTATCTTCTTGCTGGTATCTATGATGTGCGTTTCAATCTGCGGATGCAGTAGCGCATCTGCCAGACAAGAAACGCTGTTGACCATTGAGGAGAAAACGGAAGTCGATGCGTTGGAAACCGCTATCACAGCGACAGACGCAAACCAGACAATTGAGGAGCCAGAAGAGGAGGTAGTACGCCACACTGAGGGAGTAGACGGCTTCTCTGATGATATTGATTATCTCAGCATAATGAAGCAGAGTTGCTTAAACGGTGATTATGAAGCGGGCGTGGTTGCAGAGAAAGCCAGAAACAAGAAAATCGATGTGCTCGGCTTAAACGTGTCAAAGGTTTTCTTTGAAGACTTGCTTGAGCTATCAAAGATTATCACGGCAGAATGTGGCGACAAGCGTTTGCCCTTTGAGTGGAAGCTGGCTGTTGGCGAGGTTGTTATCAACAGAGCTGACTCGCCAGAGTTCCCAGACACAATCAAAGAGGTCATTCACGCAGAGGGACAATATGCTAACGCGAATACAGACTATTTCAAAAACCTGACTCCGTTTGAACCCTGCGTTGAAGCAGCAGCCCGCCTTTTAAGTGGCGAACGTGTTTTGAATGAACCGTCAGTCGTATTCCAGTCTGGTGGGGTACAAGGTAGCGGCGTTTATCTTGAACTGTACAGCAGCTATTACGGCTATACCTATTTGTGTTATAGCAGTTACCCAGAACTTTACGGAGGTTAAGTAACGAATGGGAAAAGTAATTGTTCAAGATTATACATACAAAAAGCCAATCACGATGATTGGTGTAGAGGCTGGTATCTGCTGGGGAGCAAATACCAGTAATGATGAGAAGAATTATCTCAGAGGCATTGACTGTCTTGAGAGCGGACATGGGAGAACATTTGAGTTCCCTGATGTGTATTTGACTCTTGAAGGGTATTCGGCACGGGTCATCCGTGAGTGGTACACCCATATCGGCGGTCTGCCCACACGCCTTCAGGCGAGTACGCGATATATCGACTATGAACATGGTTTTGGATATGTTACGCCGCCAAGCATCGAAGGTAATCCAGAAGCGAAAAAAGTCTATGAAGATTTGATGGAACATATCAAATCATACTTAGAGAGCCTCGACACTATTGGTGTTCCTCGTGAGGACTCAGCATTAGGGCTTCCGCTTGGCATGGAGACGAAAATTGTGTGTAAGCACAATATGCGTAACCTGATGGATATGTCGCATCAGAGAATGTGCAATCGAGCCTACCATGAATACAGGGGGCTATTCAACGATGTATGCGATGCTTTGGGGAACTATTCGGAGGAATGGAAATACATCGTAGACCACTACTTCATGCCAAAATGCAAGCTCATGGGTTTTTGCTCAGAGAAAAAGACCTGCGGTATGATGCCGCGCAAACAATGAATGGGGCGCTTTCAGTTGCCGTTGTGATTCTTGCGGCTGTATTGCTATTCGGCAATGACGACAACCGACCAAGACCTGCTTGAATTTGGAGGTCTTATGAAAAGCAAGATACTGAACCCCAAACGTATGAAGCAACTCATCGACTTCAAAGGGCTTGAACTTGATAACGGGATATACCCTACGGATATCGATGGGCTAATTGAGTATCACGACTCAGAATACATACTCCTCGAAGTAAAACACAAGGATGCAAGAGTACCATACGGGCAACGACTTGCTATCCAAAGAATGGTCGATGACTTTACAAAGGCTGGTAAGAAGGCAGTTGCAATTGTTTGTGAACACAAAGTGGATGATACAGACAAGCCTGTGGTTGCGGCATTTTGCAAGGTCAGAGAGCTGTACTACGGCGGTGAACACAAGTGGCGACCGCCAGATTCGCCAATGAATGTTCGACAAGCCATAGATAAATTCCGAAAGTATGCGAAGCAACACAAAGGAGGTTGACAGGTGAAAGTCATTACGATTTCTGGTAAAGCCCAAAACGGTAAAGACACCACTGCTGGATTGCTTAAAGCGGCTTTAGAAGCAGACGGATATAAAGTCTTGATTACCCATTACGCAGACCTGCTCAAATATATTTGCAAGCAGTTCTTTGGATGGGACGGACAGAAAGATGATGCTGGTCGGCATATTCTTCAATATGTCGGAACAGACATCATTCGGCAGAAACGCCCTGACTATTGGGTAGGGTTTGTTACGTCAATTTTGGAGTTATTCCCAAATGAGTGGGACTATGTGCTGATTCCTGATTGCCGATTCCCAAACGAGATTGATTATCTCAAAGAAGCTGGATTGGATACAGTTAATTTGCGTGTTGTCAGAAAAAACTTTAAGAGCCCTCTTACCCCAGAGCAGCAAGCACACCCTTCTGAGACAGCGCTCGACGATGTTGAGCCAGATTATTACATAACGAATAACGGGTCAATAACTGACCTGAAAAGAAATGTCATCGATTGGTTGGTCGAATACCTTGGTTCTCACCAAATGACGATTGATGAACTGTAAGGAGGCTAAATGAAGCATCTGACAATCTTGGTTGACATGGATGACACGATTGAGTCACTGGCGAGTGCTTGGGTTGATTACTTAAATGCACGACACGGGACGACTACAAAGCTGACAGACATCACCGGTTGGGATATTTCTAAAGCATTCCCGACGCTCACGAATGAACAGGTGTACGCACCACTGTTTGAGGATGATTTCTGGGATTGTGTTAAACCAATTGATGGTGCATCAGAAACTTTGCAGAAGCTTATTGCAGATGGGCATAAGGTCTTGATTGTAACCACATCGAACTACCATACGCTCGCATCAAAAATGGAACGGGTGTTATTCAAATACTTCCCGTTCCTAACGTGGAACGATGTCATTATCACTTCCCACAAGCAGCTTGTGAATGGTGATGTCCTCATCGATGATGGCACTCACAATCTTGAAGGTGGGAACTATTTCAAAATCCTTATGACTGCGCAACACAATAAAAAATACGATGCAGAAGCCAATGGGATGCTCCGTGTAGAAACATGGGATGAGGTTTATTCAGCGATTACGCTTCTTGCAGAGGAAGACGACCTTAAAGGTTGGAAGGAGGTGCCAATGGCAATTACTTTGTACTCAACAGGATGTCCAAAGTGCAAGGTTCTGAAAAAGAAACTGGAAGAAAAGGGTATCAAGTACACAGAGAACAATTCTGTGGATGAGATGCTGTCACTTGGAATCAGTCAGGTGCCCGTTCTTAGTGTGAACAATAAATTACTTGACTTCTCGACAGCAAATGACTGGGTGAACCAACAATAAGCGAAGGGAGATTAAGCAATGAACATTCCACTCAAAATGAACAGGGACTTTGAAAAGGCTATGACCACACTCAATGAGCGTTATGGTGAAGATTTCGAGTACCTGAACGGTTTCCACGAAACGCAACTGAACTTTTCGGATTTCATCGATGGTTTCATTGACAAGAATGTCGCCGACGTGACCATCGATGCCAATGCGAACGCATCCAACAAGGATATTCGCAGTCTTTTGAATGAAAAGGGTAAGTCTCACGATAAACTGTTCGCTTTCAACAAGATTTTCTATGAGATGAAGAAGCGCTACAACCTGAAAACAGCCCGTGAATGGCTTGAAACAGAGTATAACGGCGGGTTTTATCTGCATGATGCGTCTACTTCTACATATCTGCCGTACTGCTATGCCTATGACCTGACCAGACTGGCAACCGAGGGTCTTTTCTTCCTCAAAAACTACAATAATCAGGCTCCAAAGCACCTCACAACGTTCATGGATGACGTAATTGAGTATATCAGCTACATGAGCAATCGTAGTTCCGGTGCTGTAGGCATCCCCAACGTCCTTATCTGGACGTATTACTTCTGGAAAAAGGACTGTGAGAGTGGTCACTTCATTAAGAACCCCGAATACTACATCAAGCAGTGCTTCCAGAAGTTTATCTACCGCCTGAACCAGCCGTTTATGCGCATCGACCAGACTGCTTTTGTTAATGTGTCAATTTTTGACCGGAATTACATTGAGGCGTTGTTCGGCGGCGTGCAATATCCTGACGGAACATATGTGATTGACTGTGTTGAAGAGCTGATTGAGCATCAAAAGCTCTTTATGGAGGTCGTTTCGCAAATCAGAAGCGAGAATATGTTTACGTTCCCAGTGCTGACATATAGTTTGCTTTACCGTGACGGCAAATTCGTCGATGAAGAGTTCGCCAGATGGTGTTCCGACCACAATGTGACATGGAATGACAGCAACTTTTTCATCAGCGGCGATGTAAACACGCTGAGTAACTGCTGCCGACTGCTGTCTGATACTTCAAAACTCAACGCATTCATCAATTCGATTGGCGGCACAGCACTCTCCATCGGTTCTGTGAAGGTCAACACAATCAACCTCATGCGGATTGCGTTGGAAACTGAGTGTGACGAGAAAAAGTATCTTGCTCTGCTCAAAAAGCGTGCGTTGCTGTGTTGTAAGACACTCGATACTGTACGCCATATCATCCAGAGAAACGTTGAGAAGGGGTTACTCCCCAACTATCAGGATGGCGCGGTCGAGATGGACAAGCAATACTGCACAATGGGTATCCTTGGTCTGTATGAAGTCATCGAGGCATTTGGTTACACCAAGACGGATGAGTTTGGTTACATCAGTTACACCGATGAAGGCATCGCTTTTGCAAGCAAAATCTTTGAGGTACTGAATGAGGTCAAGGACAACTTCACCGATGCTTACTCTTTTAACATCGAGAGTGTTCCTGCAGAGCGTGCGGCAGTTATCCTGTGCCAGAAAGACAACGTTCTGTACGACCACAATGACAAGTTCATCTACTCGAACCAGTGGATTCCGCTGTCTGCGAAATGCACCATTCAGGAGAAGCTCCGCCTCAGCTCAATCCTTGATGAAAAGTGTTCTGGCGGCAGCATCGCGCACATCAATTTGGAATCCAACTTCCCGAATACGGAAACAGCGTGGAAGATGCTGAACAAGATTGCTCAAGCTGGCGTGATTTACTTTGCGTTCAACACCCGTATCAACGAGTGCAAGAACCATCACGGCTTTGTTGGCACTGACCATTGCCCAGTATGCGGTGAGCCTGTCTTTGATACATACCAGCGCATTGTTGGGTATCTCGTCCCATCAAGGGCTTACTCCAAAGACCGTTTCCGTGAGTTTAACACAAGACAGTGGTACAGCTATGCGGAGGCTATGAGCGAATGAGAGTAAAGACAATTGTGGATGAAGACTTCACTAATTATAAAAAGCCAGCGATGTTCATTGGAACGATTTCTTGTGGCGGTAAATGCTGTATTGAAGCAGGTATCCCGTTGTCGGTCTGTCAAAATGATGGGTGGCGTGCAAGCGCCCCCATCAGTATTGACGACGAACAACTGTGCCTCCGGTATCTGAATAATCCGCTTACGGAATCAATCGTGTTTGGTGGGCTTGAACCGCTTGAACAATTTGATGAGCTGCGTTCGTTTCTTGAGGTTCTTCGCGGTCAATTCCAGTGCAAAGACGACGTTGTCATTTATACTGGTTACTACTTTGAAGAAGTCCCTGAATGGATTCAACAGCTTGCCACTTATGGAAATGTGATTGTGAAGTTCGGACGATACATCCCAAACCAAAAGCACATATTTGATGAAGTGCTTGGCGTCGAACTCGCTTCTGATAATCAATACGCAGAGCGGTTCGACAGTTAAACATATTGGAGAAGACATCAATGAAAATCAACATCAATCCAGACAAAGAGTTCGTTAACGATATGCGCAAAGCACTGAAAGACAATAATGTCTTCTGCCCATGCTCCCTCGAAAAGAACGAGGATACAAAGTGTATGTGTAAGGAATTCAGAGAGATGGCAAGTGGAACCTGCCACTGCGGTCTCTATACAAAAACAGAATAAAACGTCCAAACGAAAATAAGGAGGACATATGATTAAACGCACAATCAAAGAAACTGTCCGCGAGTACGATGCGGACGGAAAAGTCGTGAGAGAAACGGTCACTGAAACGACCGAGGATGACGACACCATGTATTTTCCACCATTCCAAACCTACCAAGAAACGGTTAAGCCTTGGTGGGGTGAGCCGTCTTGTACTTGCAAAACAAATAGCTAAGGAGGACACAATGCAGAGAGTTGGAGAGTTTGAAAAGGTCAGCTTTGAACAGTTCCGTGACGCGATGAAAGATGAATTCTATAGGGGGCAGGAATTGCCGCCTGCAATCGAAGATGACCTTAAAAAGATGTGGGAGGAAATTGCAGTCCCCAGCAGAGCAACGACTGGCTCCGCCGGTTATGACTTTAAGGCACCGTTTACATTTGAGATGCGCCCCGGCGAAACAATGAAGATTCCCACCGGTATCAGAGTGAAGATTGACGAGGGCTGGTGGCTCGGTTGCCTGCCGCGTAGTGGTCTGGGCTTCAAGTTCCGTATGCAGTTTGACAATACGATGGGCGTTATCGACAGCGATTATTACTTCTCCGACAACGAGGGGCACATCTTCGCCAAGATTACAAACGACAGCAAGAGTCAAAAGATTGTGCACGTTGAAGCCGGTAACGGCTTTATGCAGGCAATCTTCATTCCGTATGGGATTACATACTCCGATGATGCAACCGGCGTCAGAAACGGCGGTATGGGCTCCACGGACAGCAAGGCGTAAGAGGAACCACACATGAAAGACTCATCTTCGAAAGGTCTTGGATTGTGCGATGTACTCGCCGTAGTTTTTATCGTTCTAAAGCTGATTGGCGTGATTGACTGGAGCTGGTGGTGGGTACTTGCGCCTGTCTGGATTCCGGTTATTATCGTAGTCATTGCTTACATAGTAATCAGTATCGTTGATTAGGTTCCTTATTACTCAAGAGGTAGACATGGGGCTGGCTTCACTGCCAGCCCTTTCTTTTTTACATACGCGCAGCGCACGAGGAGGCGAGATTATTAACACCCTGCAAATCCCATTTTGGGAAAGGTACACACTGACAATTCAGGAGGCATCACAATACTTCCGCATCGGAGAAACTAAGCTGCGTAAGATTGTCAGCGAAAACAAAGACGCTGATTTTGTTCTTTGGAATGGCACACGTCCACAGATTAAACGTACAAAATTCGAGCGGTTTGTTGACCAACTCAACCTTATATGACATCTAACTTGAAAGTGAATCCAGACTATGGTATATTGAGAATGCCGTGTTGATATTCATTTTCAGACAAAAAGGAGTAGCCATGCCTGAAAAAAGAAAAGACAACAAAGGCAGAGTTCTGAGAGAAGGTGAGGTGCAGAGAAGCGACGGGAAGTATATGTACCGCTATACTGATTCTGGTGGAGTACGCCGAGCGATTTATAGCTGGAAGCTTGTAGAGTCAGATAAAGCGCCTGATGGTAAGCGTAGCACAGAACCATTAAGGACTCAGATAAAACGAATCCAAAGGGATATTGATGACGGCATCAGCTCCCATACGGCGTACAGGATGACGCTGAACAGCTTTTATGACGCCTACATTGAAACTAAGTACGAGCTTAAAGCATCTACAAGAACCAACTATAAGTATATGTACAGGAAGTATGTACAGGACGAAATAGGCGCGAAGAACATTGCCGACATCAAGTATAGCGATATCAAGCGGTTCTACATCCACCTCATTAAAGATATTGGATTTAAGCCGAACAGTATGGAGATAATTCATACGATTCTTCATCCGGTCTTTAATGTAGCAGTGAGGGATGGGTTCATAAGAACAAATCCTACCGACGGTGTGATTGCAGAAATCAAGAAGAGCCATAACTGGGAGAAACCAAAGCGTCATGCGTTGACAGAGACACAGCAAAATAGGTTCATCGATTTTGTTTCCAGTTCGAAAACGTACAAACACTGGATGCCGCTGTTTACGGTCATGCTTGGGACAGGCGCACGCATAGGAGAAATCCTCGGATTGAGATGGGAAGATTGCGACTTCACGCAAAATATTATTGACATTAACCATAATTTGATATATCGTCAACAAGAAAGTGGGAAGATGGAGCTCCACATCACTACTCCGAAGACACGGGCTGGCACGCGAATCATTCCAATGTTTTCTGACGTGCGAGCAGCTTTACTCCAGATTCGATTGAAACATATGGAGGAAGGCTTCAACGAGTGCGAGGTTGATGGATACACGAACTTCATTTTTAAGAACCGGTTCGGAGAGATGCTAAATCCACACGTCATCAATAGAGCGCTTGAGAGAATTATTCGTGACTGCAATGCCGAGGAAACAGAGCGTGCAGAGCAAGAACACCGAGAACCAGTTTTACTTCCACACTTCAGCGCACACAATCTCAGACACACATTCTGTACTCGCCTTTGCGAGAACGAAACAAACCTAAAAGTAATCCAAGAGATTATGGGACATCGAAACATCGAGACAACGATGGATGTCTACAACGAAGCGACCAAGGAAAAGAAGATGTCCAGCTTCGCAAATCTTGAAGGAAAAATCAGAGTGTCCTAAGCTGGGTTTGACACCAGTTTTGACACCAATTGACCGAAAAGTTATAAGAATTTATGAGAACTTACGTTATCGCAAAAGTCCTCAAAACGTTGTGACACAAGGGTTATAAGAACTTATGAGAAGTTACGATGATACCGAGATAATATTCCCGACGATGAAGCCGCTCGGAGAGTAATGCTTGAAAAATGTTCTGAAATGGGATAAAAACAAGTCAAAATGCCTGTTTTGAGAACAAAAAGTTGTAGCATTTGAGAAGCGATTTTCATTTTACCACAGCTTTACCACATTTCATTTCAAAACCCCAGAGTTACCCCAGCAAAATTACGCGGGTTGAGAAATTGAAATATGGAGGGTTGGAAGAACCTCTTATTTCAAAAACAATTTTAGATCGGCAAGATCACCCAAGCGATGCTTGGTGAAGAGTGCGGAGTAGTTGCCATACTCTTGTTTGACAAAATCGTTTTGTCTTTCGACAATAAAAGTTGCCAGATACCTTCCGTGCGAAGATGCCTGACTGGATGGCTCATTATGTGGCAGACTTTACTACTTGACAAATTCGGGTGAAGCACTTATAATATACTTAGGAGTAGGAATACTCTTAACAGGGGTGTATCTCAGCCCTAAGTGAGAAAGTTATCGAGTGAGTTTCTCTTGACTCTATGATCAAGAAAGTTACAAGTGAGTGTTTCGCTACTCAGAATGCGATTGTAACAGGAGGGCGGGCTTCGTGCCCGCCCTTTCTGTTTGAATGGAGGGAATATGGAAAGCATAAAGATTTATGAAATTGATGCAGCGTATATTGACTACTTGGTTCCATATGCGCCACACCTTTTTCATAATCGTCAAAAGGGACAAGCTAATGAACGAAAGTATATAGGGGTAGTTTTACAGATCAATGGCTTTGACTATTTTGCCCCGCTTTCTTCATTCAAACCAAAGCATAGAAAGATGAAGGAAGGGCTTGATTTCCTAAAGGTTGAGGATTATGCTGTAATCAATTTGAATAATATGTTCCCCGTTCCTATTTCGGAGTGCCGATATGTGAATTTTAACCAGGTAAGAGACCTGTCATATAGGTCACTTCTTCTGGCAGAGTATCGGTTCATTAAATCAATTCAAGAGAAAATCAGAAAGAACGCAGCTGCTTTATATAAGCATAAGCAAATAAATGGAGACAAGACACCGTTGGCGAAAAGGTGTAATGACTTCGTATTGTTGGAAACGAAGTGTAAAGAATATCGTCACAAGTAAAACCTTCTATGGGAGCTGGCTTAATGCTGGCTCCCTATTTTTTTTATAAAACAAGGGTACAGATTTCCGCAATGGATTTCTGTACCCTATTTTTTTGCCAGCGGAGCTGCTGGGCAACGCAGGAGCGGCGATTAAATTGTTCGGGGGTAAGTTTTACCTTTAAGATTTGAAGCACTTAGAGAGGCTGTAAATAGCTTTTACAAAGGTTTGTTAAATCTGGTACATTTGCAGTGTCCATAGGGATCGCTATGCCTCAACCAATAGCTGCTAACCTCAACGGTGCGTCCACAATTCTGGCAGAGGCATTTCCAGCGAGTTTCATTACCTTTGATCCTCTCGTTTTTTACCGGCTCGATTACTTTAAGAAAGCCGAACGTCTGATTTGTAAGGTCATGCTTGATCTGAGATCGGGCGCAACCGCAGGATCTGGTTTTTCCATTGCGGAGACTATCGGAGAGGACAGACACGATATTTCCGCATTTGCATTCGCAGATCCATTTCGCTTTACCTGGTTTTGAGTCTGGGTCTTTCTCTATTACTTTCAACTTGCCAAATGTTTTGCCCCTCAAATCAATGAGGGTGGGAGAGGAAGTATGCCGAAGACAGCCGCATGATTTTGTACTATTGGTTCGTAGCAGATTTGTAGAGGACACGACAACGGTATTGCCGCACTCACACTGGCACAACCACATAGGACGGCCTGGTTTTCTGTCCTCAACCCTTTTTATAACGGTCAGCATATCAAATGTGCGGTCGGTAAGGTCTATCAGCTTTCCCATTGAAATCCTCCTCAAGAGATCTTGATTTTTCCTTCGAGGTTGGAGAAAGATTCTTTCTTCTTTTCCTTTGTAGCTTCGGCATAGATGTTCATGGTAGTTTCAATATCGGCATGGCCCATGATTTCCTGAATGACTTTGATATTCCGCTCGTTTTCACAAAACCGTGTACAGAAAGTATGACGCAGATTATGAGCAGAAAAGTGACGAATCAATACAGGATCTCGCCCCTCTTGATCGGCCAGTACCGTTTCATCTTCGATGTAGGCGGCACAAATACGGTCAATGGCTCGGTTGACACTATGAGGAGAGAGAGGGTCGCCGTAGCGGTTTTGGAAGATGAATCCAGTATACCCATCAACAACGGACTCATTGAACCCGACTATCTTTTGTGTTTCCCATTCTGACTGCAGAGCGGCTTTGACCTCTGATAACATAGGCACAATACGGACGCCAGCGCTTGTTTTTGGTGTTACGATATGGAAACGCGCCTTTTCGTCTTCCTCATATTTTCGGTAGACCATATTGTGGTTGATACTGATGATCCCTTCGTCAAAGTCGCAGTCTTCCCAGCGCAGGCCAATGGCTTCACCGATACGGCATCCAGTACCAAGCAAGACAGTAAACAAAGGGAGCCAATGATTATAAACTTTGTGATTTCTCATATAGTCAATAAATGCCGTCTGCTCTGCGATGGTCAGTGCATGACGCTTTGGCTTCTCCCAGTTGTGGCTCTTTTTGATTTCCGCCATTGCTCCGGTAGCCGGGTTGATACGGATGTAATTATCACGGACGGCCAGAGTAAATATGGGGTGGATGATGGTGTGAATAATTTCCATAGAGTTAGGCTTGAAGCCCTTCTCTTTGATGAGCTTGTTATAGAAAGCCTTGACATCTGAATATTTGATACTGGCTATCTTTTTCTTGCCAATATCGTTCCTCACATACTTGTTATACATATAGAGGTAATTGCTACGAGTGGTATCTTTCAGCTCGGGCTTGTTTGCCATATATAACTCGAACAGATCATTGAGCGTAGCTTTGTTTTCGACCGCAGCCTTGATGCCGTCTTCCAGATCGCGGTTGATCTTTCGTTCTTTTTCTCTAAGGCAGAGATCGTCTTTGCAGCCCGGAGGGAGGCGGTCAGTTGGAACCAGCCGTTTGCTATACACGTCATGCCGAACACCATCTGCGTCGGTGTAAGTAAAACGATAGGTACCGTCTTTCCTTTGGGTTTCGCCGTCTTTTAAGATACGGCCTTTGTTATCTGTTCGTTTTAAGCCAGCCATACTTATCATCCTCCTTTGTTTCGATGGTAAGTCTACAGTTACATAATATCTTGAGGGGTTTCTAAAGTCAAGCGATAAAATCGCTAATAGGTTACTTTGAAAACTGTCTATTGATTTTTGTGCTTTAACAATTTATAATGATTTAGCAAAGATTGTGAGGTGTTAGTATGGCAATGGCCGAGAAAATCAAAATCGCACTTATCAAGCGTAATATGACTTTGAAAGAATTAGCGTCGCGGCTTAACTGTACTTCTCAAAATCTTAGTGGTAAATTCAGACGTGATAATTTCAGTGAAAAGGAATTAGCAGAGATCGCCAATGCGTTGGACTGTCATTTTGAAGGAAGATTTCTCAGAAATGATAATGGCGAAGAAATCTAAAGCTATAAGAGCGTAGGGTTTTCACCTACGCTCTTTTTTTTGCATTTTCTAATTAGTGCCCCACCCGTTCCATTCAGAGCATCCGCCGTTGTATTTCCAAATGCAAAGATTGCACTTCCCATAGCACGGTTTCAAATTAGGTAAGGTAATGGCTTTAAGTTTAATTCGGGCATCGGTATCCTCCTCTTCGGACTCGTATCTTGGGCAGGGCGGCATAATCACTGCTCTTTGGTTTTTCAACCAATCGCACGGAACTAAGAAGTCCTTTTTATGCCTACAGGTAATGCAGTTCGCATTATTGCTCATGATCAGCACTTCCTTCTCCAATACGTCCGTTGCCAGTCTCTGCGGAATAAGTGGTGCCAGTCGTTACACTCTTGGCAGTGCCCATTACTGCCAAGGCATTCCTGGCAATGCCTGATGTGAGTTTGAACAAAGCAAACCAATCTCCACCGGATAAACTGCTTAAAGTTCATTTCGGTTCCTCCTCCGCTGGCTGCTGGAGCCAGTGTAGCCAATATTTGGCACGATGCGCCATGCTGTCGTAGCAAAGTTCTTCAAACAATTTCGCCAGCTCCTCGTCTGTCATGGAACGGATTTTCTGTGCATTCGTTTTCGCATTGAACTTCTTACCAGTCGCCTTTTCGTATCGAGTTGCCAATTTCTGCATTTGCTCGCTCATGGGCTTGCTCATACCATCCCCTCCTCCGGCTTATGCCGGTAAAGCGTAAGACCGCGTGATTTGATGTCGTACTCAAAGTTTACGGCGGCATCGCCATTATGCCATGTTCCAACCAAAAATAGCTCGTTCGCCCAACTTCCGACTTTCTCCATCTTCACAATGCCGTAGCATTCTAACTCTTTACACCATACAGGTTCACCACGCATCTGTCGTAGCTCATCAAGCACCAGAGGATCATTGTGTGCCGGCTCTTGTTTATGCCTGATCTTGTCGCTCTGGCACAACGGGCAAGACTTACAGCGGGCGATTGGCTCGTCGTTGTTGTCTCCATAGATTTGATAAGCACATCCATCGCCATCAGGCACGTAGCACGGAGGCGTAATTTTTACGCCGCAACGCTGGTCAACAGGGATGATTTTCCCACTATCTGTTTGACGATACACAATGCCACTACAATTTGCACATTCGCTCTCCTGCTTCTGTTGGGTACGGAGGGCTGAGATTGCCATAATGATAGCCTGATTGAACTGAATGAACTCGCGGTTTAAGAGCATCATTTCGGCCCCATCCAACTGTTGGATAGCCTCTTCCATGGTCATTTTGGATTCACCTCCACCGTTACCACATAGCCGTCCTCTATTTCTCGGATGGTATATCCTTGAACTGAATAGTTGTTGTATGTCGTAATCGTGATGTTTGTACTGCTGCTCTGTATCGCACGTACATTTTCCGAAGTACACCCGGTTAGCAACATTGCTGTCAGAAGGATCGCAAATACTCGTTTCATTTCTTGCCCCCGCTTTTCTCTTTGTTCTCGGCAATCGCATTTATCAACTTCGGGAGAGCTGCCGGCATACACTCGCACAGTGCGCTCAATGTGCAGCCGTCACAGTCTTCGTGGTTGTCACAGAAGTCGCCCAGACTTTGCGCTGCGGCTTTTAAGTTTTCATAGTTGGTCATTACTCTTTGCCTCCCTTCCGTGCTTCTATGGCAGCTTCCGCTTCGGCGCAAGTTAGAAACACAGTTTTCCCAAACATATCGGGATACAGGTAGATATTATCTGTGACAAAGTATTTCGCCCTTATTTGCACTTGCCCGTTCCCCAAAATATGAATGCGATCTACGGTACAGAGTTTTATTGTTGTGCCAGTGATAACCCATACCGTATCTCCTACTTTACAAGGCGGGATGATTAGCCTACTGTCTTCTTCGGCTTGGGACAGATCGTATAAGGCGGAAATTGCCATACTTAATGCTTCGAGGCGTTTGTGAGAAGTCCATTGCCTTTTGGAGGACGAGGTTTTGTCAAGAAATGACTGTATCTCATCGGCAATTTGATAGAGGAAATGAATGGCTTCTTTTTTGGTCATTGCTTTTCGATCTCCTTTACCATTCTTGCTCCACAGTTAAAACAGAACTTCTCAATCTCACATAGGTATGGCAAGTCTGCCTTAGTATCGCCATTCTCGAAGAGGTTGCCGACGTTTTGAACAATGCGGAAATTGTTGAAGCTACTTCAAAATCCGCTGAAAAATAATATTTGAAAGGGCGGTGATAGGTATGAATTGTGATTACAGCCCTTACTCACTTCCTACCATCGACTTTGTGGGAGGATCAACGCAGGAACTTGTGTTCCACACGTTCTTTTCACAAAACAAAAAGCCGTTTGATCTATCCTCCTGTACGGCCAGTTTTGCGTTGATCAATTTTGTCAACAAAAACGGATCACCGCTTATTGCCAAACCGATGGAGGTTAGTAAGAGTGAGGACGGCGACGGAACTGTAACAAATGTTCTGCGTGTGGTGTTGCTGCCAGAGGAAACGGTAGATCTGGTCGGTAAGTTTATCTATCAGATTACTATTCAGGATATCTCAGGGGAAATTGAGATCCCGGATCAGGGTATTATTCGCATTGCGAACAATATCAACAAAAGTTTCCCTCATTAAGCAACAAAGAAAATCATTGAGAAAGGATGAGGACGATGAATACGACCTATTTTCTGAATTTGGTGTCAGGCAACGTGTTTGGCTCCAAGAAAACCCCGGCTTTGCCTGAGAAATATTATCTGGGTCTGAGTAGCGCCGCGCCTGCTCTGGATGGCAGTGGCGTTGTTGAGCCTGGTGAGGGCGCCGGCTACGCCTACAAGTCCTCTGGCAAACAGCTTTATGGCGGCGCTTCCAGCTGATTTGAGAGCCGTTATGAAGCCCGTCACAAAGTACACTGATAATACCGCCAACGGCGGCGGCAATCAGGCCGGCTATATTACGGCGACTACGGACTACTTGTGGCTGCTTGCGGAATTTGAGGTACAGGGTGCTCGTAGCTATGCCAACTCTTACGAGAAGGATTCTCAGCTCCAGTATGATTACTACAAGTCAGGCAACAGCAAGATTGCCTACAAGTACAATGCTACCGGTAGTGCAGTCTACTGGTGGCTGCGCTCGGCCTATTACATCAGTTACAACACTTTCTGTCGTGTGTCCACGGATGGCTCCGCCTTCAATTACTATGCCAACTATTCTCTGGCGTTGTTGCCCGGCTTTGCTGCCTAATCCACCGCAGTGTATCTCGGATCTTATCCCGCCAACGAAAGTTGGCGGGTTCTCCGAGAGAAGCAGAGAGTAAAAGTGACGGACAAAAATAATATCAGCCGGCGTAAGCCGGCGACGCGAATTTTTCAAATGTACCCTTCTGATTTTGTAAGCAGAGGATGATATATTTACGCTTCAAAAAATGAATTGCTATCACTTGACAGTCTTTAGACTGCATACAACGGTTAAAAATAGCCATACAATAATCATGTGCCAATAAGATGGGAGGTTTGAGTATGGCGACAAATAAGCGAGTATTCACCTTGCGTCTCTCCGACGAGGTGTTTGACAAGATCGGAGTGCTGGCAACAAATGAACATCGCTCTATTACCAACTATATTGAATTTGTGCTTTTGAAACATTTGGAGGATGTAGAGAAGGAGCATGGAGTAATCAATGTAGGTGAAAGGGGAGAGGCGTAAGTATAAATAAAATGCACCAAGAGAGGTGAAGTTATGTCGGTGCTGAAAGCAAAACGTACTACAAGTAAGGCTGAATTTGTTAATACGGCGAATCAGATTTATGTAGAAACGCTGAATTTCTTAACACGAATGTCTGCACGATATTCCAGATTGCTGGCCGAGCCTGTGGCGAAGCTGGCGGGGGAGGTTGTCGATCATGCAGAAAAAGCAAACAGCATTTTCCCGTCAGATCAGCAGAGGATTGATTTGCGGAAAGTGCATTTGTTAGAGGCAAGGGCATCTCTCAAGGCGCTGGATGTTAGACTGACGCATTGTTATACTGTAATGATGCAAAATCCAGAAGGCTGTTTCACAACAGCCAAAGGAAAGCCAGTCAGTCCCAAAGATGCTACCGAAAAGCTGGATAAGATGGCGATTAGTCTTGGAGAACTGATCGACCATGAAGATGAGTTGATTAAAGGTAGCATCAAATCATTGGGTCAAGCTAAAAAGGGTTAATAAATATTGGGTGTATTTCTGAAAACGAGTTGTTTTGTGTTTCGCTCTACTGTTAGTCTACTGGTGGCTGCGCTCGGCCAATTACAACAATAACAACAATTTCTGTAATGTGAACACGGATGGCTCCGCCAACAATAACAATGCCAACTATTCTCTGGCGTTGTTGCCCGGATTTTGTGATGCGAGGTCAAATGGAGTAGTCGAAAGATGAAAGACGACCTTCGCAAAAGGAGAGATACTTCCCTGGGTGCAAATCCCTAAAACTGCCCTTTGACGACCTTGCACGGACGCTGCTTGCATGGCGAGGCATTGCGCTTACCTCGTTTCATGTGCCAGGTCAAAGTAGTTTAGACGCGCACCAACAAGATAACTATGCGGAGGGCGAATACTTTTATGACAAGTGAGGAGCGCCGGGAGGCGCGATATCGACGTCGCCAAGCGCGGCGACAAGCAAATAGAAGAAAGCGGAGCGAGGCGGTTGGTACACTCGAAGATGTGTTCAACTACCACGATATGTTCTATTATGGCAAGAAATGCTGTAATGGTGTTCGCTGGAAGCAAAGTACACAAAACTTTGAACTACACCTACTTTCTGGTACGGCCAGAAGAAGAAAGGAAGTATTAGAGGGCAGGTGGAAACCAAAGAAGTATGCACATTTTATGTTGCATGAGCGGGGTAAAATCAGACCGATTGATGCTCCACATATTGAGGATCGTCAGATTCATAAGGTCGAGACAAACAAGATTTTAATTCCGCTATATTCTCCAAGCATGATCTATGACAATGGGGCAAGTCAGAAGGATAAAGGACTTCACTGGCATTTTCGCCGAGTGGAAGAACAACTTCATTGGCACTATCGGCGTTATGGCAGAGAGGGAGGAGTGTTCCTTCTCGATCTGAAAAAGTTCTTTCCAAATGGTAATCATAATCTTATCTTTGATCGGCATAAACGCTTTATGTTGGATAGGCAGGTATGTTCATTTGCTGATACCATCGTGAAGCATTCTCCATGTGAAACACCTGGCCGTGGGATGCCTCTTGGGGTTGAGCCAAGCCAACAGGAAATGGTTTCTTTACCAAGCGATGTTGATAATTTTATCAAATGTCAGCTTGGTATTCACTGTGCTGGTCATTATATGGATGACTATTACATTATTATGCCAGACATTGAAAAGCTAAAGAAGGTTGCGAGAGAAATCGTGCGGCGGTTTGAGGCTATCGGTATTCCTGTAAATAAGCGTAAGTGCAAGATTATCCCGCTTACGAAGCCGTTCAAGTTTTGCAAAGCGAGATTTACTTTGACCGAAACAGGGAAAGTTAAAATCAATGGTTGTCGTGATGGTGTAAAACGGGCAAGAAGAAAACTCAAAATGTTTCATCGGGAGTTTTTGTCGGGAAGGAAAACACTTGCTGAGGTCGATCAGTTCATGGAATCACAAACGGCTTACTACCGTGGATTTGATGACCACGGGAGGCTTTTACGCTTGCGAAGGTTGCATTATGCTATTTTTAACAAGTATAGGCCACAAACACAAAATAAAATATCAGCAGTAGCATAGTTATATCGAACTACAAGTTAATACAAGAATTTTAACAGCGTCTGAGACATTTGTTTCGGGCGCTGTACTTTTATTTTGGAGGTAATTTCGTGGATTATCAACACTATATCGCAAGGAAGCGGGTTCGTTTGGAAGGGATCGGCGGAGCAGTCAATATTCCATATGGTACAGAGATTGAGGTGATGGGCAACCTTCTGGTGTTCCGAGGTAAGGCAATTTGCTTTACAACCAGCCAAAGTGCCTATGACTATTTTTCTCAGAATGATGATGGGAACGGACTGGTGCGCGGAAAATTGGTTCAGGCCATTATGGACACTCTTGGAAAGCGTGATAAGCAGCACCAAGAGCGCTGGAACAGAGTGTGGGGAGATCCTGCCTGTCAGCCGTTTAAGCAGAAAGAGCATGAAGACTACTGGTTGTGGAACCACGATTTTTATAATGCAGACTTGGCCGATCTGCGACACATTGCAAAATTGGTTGGAGTAAAGGAGGTCTTTTGATGTATCGAATTATTAGAGATGACGGCATGGAGCTGGGCATTACAGATTCTATCTTGTTTATCAAGATTGCGGAAAACGGATGTTTTGTACCGTCCAGAGAAGAGGATGCTATCGGTGTGGCATTCCGCAGCGTGGCCTACAACCTGATTGGTCACAATGAAATTGAAGGTGCTGAAACGGTAGTTGTTTCAAAAATTGACGGCGGGGATGAAATGTTCACACACCAGGCCGCAATCAACGAAATGATCCATGCACTGTTGGAGGGTTAAATTATGAAGGAACAACTGAAAGGTATGTATGAAAACGGGAAGCGCGGTCTTGCTCCTGCTATTTCTGCTGACGGGCTTTTGAAAGCCGTTGCAAAAAAGTGGATTACGCTCGAAGATGCCGTTGACATCATCGGAGAAGACAGTGCTTTGGAAGTGATGAGAGCTGCAAAACTGAGAGAAATTTCAGCCGCTTGTAATGCGACGATCGTTGCCGGCGTTGATCTGGAATTGAACGAGGGGACTGCTCATTTCAATCTGAGCATTGAGGATCAGAGTAATATCTCCAACCTTTTCCGCGTGGTTGAGCTGGGTGGTACTGAGTTCCCCTATCAGGCCGACGATGGAAGTTGTACGGTGTACTCTGCTACAGAGATTGCTCAGATCTACATTGCCGCTCAGACGTTGATTACCACTCAGACCGCCTATCACAACTCCCTCAAGGCGTATGTCAATACCATGACGGGGAGCGATGAGATTGCCGCTGTGCAGTATGGTATGAATCTGCCCGAGCCTTACGCAACCGCTTTGGCTGAGAAGTTGGCGGTGGCTCAGTCTCAGATGGGAGCAATCATGCAAAGACTGGGCGGTAACGCATGAGTAGCATTGAGCTGATCACAGAGCTGACCGATATCTGTATTCGGCAAGCAGAGATTATTAAGGCTCAGGCTTACGCACTGGCACAGTTTGGTGCTGAGGTCAAAGAGGAAGAGACGCTGTGGGAACAGAACCGGTTGAAAGCGGTCGTCGGAGATTTGAGAGAGGATTAAAATATGGAACGAAGACAGATTGGAAAGTGGGTGCTTTCTGTCCTGCTTTGGTTCTGGGTTGGCGGAGTGTACTTCTTTGGGGAAGTCATTTGGAAGAGTTCTCAGGGTAGGCCAGAAACGATTAGCTGGACGATGTTCGCGCTGGCTATCATTCTGGCTATACCGCTGGAACGCTTCGGAGCAGAGCTTCCCTGGGGAACGCCGCTGGTAGGACAGGCGTGCATCTGTGCCGTTGCGATTACGGCGGTAGAGTTTGTTGCCGGACTCATTCTGAATGTGTGGCTTGGGTTGGGCGTGTGGGATTACTCGCACTTGGCCGGGAACATCCTGGGACAAATCTGCCCGCAGTTTACTTTGCTGTGGCTCGTCCTATCCGTTGTGGGTATTGTCATACTGGACTGGATGAGGTATGCGGTAGAGGGTGGAGAGAAGCCCCGCTACACATAACAGAATAAAACAGCTATTTGCTAACCATTTTTTAAGAGCCGTACCTAAAAAAGTGTGGCTCTTTCTTCATACGAAAAAGGAGGTGAGAGTTATGGGACGGAAGACGAGACAAAACAAGATCACCAGCCCGGAATTGATCGCCCAGATCAACCCGAAGAACATTCGGCTGATGAACGATTTTCTGGAATACCTGCGGAGTATCGGCAAGGCGGATTCCACCGTTAAGGCATATACGAGCGATTTGTATATTTTCTTCGTGTGGGTACTCCAAAATGCGGACAACAAGTATTTCCCGGAGATTAGCAAGCGTGACATCATCTCGTACCAAAACTGGCTGTTGCGGAACAACGAGAACTCTCCCGCCCGTGTGCGCCGGCTGAAGAGTACGTTGTCATCTTTGAGCAACTACATCGAAGCGATCTTGGACGACGAGCTTCCCAACTTCCGGTCAATCGTCCGCAAGATCGAGAACCCGGTAAATGAGCCGACCAGAGAGAAGACGGTGCTGACCGACGAACAGGCCGATCAACTCTTGGACTATCTGATGGAGCGCGGGCAGTACGAGAAAGCCTGCTGCTTCGCTTTGGCGCGGTATTCTGGACGGCGCAAGTCTGAGCTGACGCGATTCAAAGTGTCGTACTTCGACGACGAGAACATCATCTATGGCACGTTTTACAAAACGCCTGAGAAAGTCAGAACGAAGGGCAAGGGCGTCAATGGAAAAATGCTTACCTGCTATGTGCTGGCAAAGCCTTTCAAGCCCTACTTCGATGCGTGGATGGCGAAGCGGGCAGATCTGGGTATCGAAAGTGAGTGGCTGTTCCCTGACAGGGACGATCCTACGAAGACGGTGCCTATCTCTACGCTGAACAGCTGGGCGGAGACCTTCTCCAATATTCTGGGTATCCCTGTGTATTGGCATAGTCTCCGGCACTTCTTTACGACTTCACTTGCCAAGGCAAACCTGCCCGATTCTGTGATCAAGACCATCATTGGATGGGAGAGCTTGGAAATGGTGGATATCTACAAGGATATCGACGATGAGGACGAAATCGGCAAGTATTGCATGAACGGTGAAATCGTCGGGCAGAAGCAAGCCGCGCTTTCTGATCTGTAAGGAGGTGCGAGATGAACGAACTGACAATTCATGACTACCTTCAAAAGAAGGGATTGAGTGAGTATGGGATCGCTGGGTTGATGGGCAACTTGTTTGCCGAAAGCGGCCTTAATCCTCGAAATTTGCAGAACAGTTATGAAAACGTCCTTGGCATGAATGACAATGCTTATGTAGCTGCTGTGGATAACGGTACCTACACAAATTTCGTGCAGGACAAGGCTGGCTTTGGCCTTGCTCAGTGGACGTTTTGGACTCGGAAGCAAGCCCTGCTGGATTTTGCTAAGGCGTCTGGAAAATCTATCGGCGATCTCATTATGCAGCTGGATTTTCTTTGGAAAGAGCTGTCCGGGAGCTACCCCGGCGTGCTGGCGGTGCTGCGGGCGGCAACCTCTGTATTGGAGGCTTCCAATGCCGTGCTGCTGAACTTTGAGAAACCGGCAAACCAGAGTAAGGATGTTCAGAAGAAGCGTGCTGAGTATGGGCAGCGGTACTATGACCAGTTTGCCTCACAGACGGCTCCTGTGCCCGACTCTGATTTGGGACAGTTCAGAAAACTCTTTCAGGAAATGAGAGCTGAACTGCAGGACAACGACTGCGGCCAGTGGAGCGCTGAGGCGCGGCAGTGGGCGTTGGATATGGGTTTGATTGCCGGCAACGGGACTGTCATCAATGGTGAACCCAACTATATGTGGCAAGACCTTGTTACCCGTGAACAGTTCGTGACGGTGCTCTACCGTCTTGCTCAAATCATGGGGTCGCCGGCATGAAAAGTATCTACGGTTAGTAACGAAAATATCTGACCGTTCGGAAATAAAGAGGTGAACTTCAATGGTCGATATCAACAACATTGTATCCCGTGGTGGGTACCTGGTGGATGGCGTGACAGGAGAGAAAGTCCTGTTCTATGAGTGCGATCCCAGAAAAAACACGGAATGTAATCGTGAAATGTGTCGAGGTGACGGGGCAGAGGATGAGGGTGGCTTCGGGTTCTGCTCTAAGACACTCGATCCGCGTTTCCGTAAAGACGGCGGTAAGGCTTGGTATGCTGTGCTGAAGACATCAGAGGACGGCGGCGAGCCTTACTGGGGCAGAGAATACGTGGAGGTGGTTTGAAGTGATGACAGCTCAAGAATGTATCCAGTACGTTGAAAGCCATCTGGAGATCCGCCCTGCGACGGATAACGGAGCTTATACCAGCGGAAGAACGATCAAGCCTGCTGGCTGCGTAAACCATTCTGTTGGCTGCGCCCAACCTTCTGTCGATGTATTTTTCAACACGATGAACAAGTCCAGTGCGGGCTGGGGTGTTAATGCTCTCCTTGGTGACTTCCATAAGGGCGAAGGACGAATTATTCTCGCTTTGCAATGGAATGGTCGCCCGTGGGGATGCGGTTCCGGCAGTAAGGGTTCGTGGAATAACACGAAAGTGCAGTGGGAGATTTGCGAACCCGCAGGCCACACCTATGCTGGCGGCACGATGGTCGGATACGACGTGGCGAAAAACCAGGGCTATTTCGACCGGATGTGGAAAATGGTCGTGGCATGGAATGTCTATATGGTCAAGAAATTCGGATATCCGATTTCTGGGATCAGCGATCATGCAGAGTCATATCGTGCCGGCTACGGCTCTAACCATGGCGACGTGGGGCAGTGGTGGCCGAAGCATGGCAAGAGCATGGATGCTCTGCGGAAGGAAGTTCAGGAAATTCTCAATGGCGAAACGGAGGATGATGACATGGATGTAGCACGTTTCAAAGAACTCTGGGGCGAAATGCGTAAGGAACTCCAGGACAATGACGCAAGCGCATACAGCGCAGAAGCACGCGAGTGGGCAACGAAGAATGGTCTGATCGCCGGTAATGGTACGACCGTCAGCGGCGAGCCGAATTGTATGTGGGGTGACATTTTGACCCGCGAGCAGTTCGTCACCGTTCTTTATCGTTGGACTCAGATGATGGGCAAGGCGTAAAATGACCATCTCGATCGAGCGTGGTAAGAAGAAAAGCAAGCCGAAATCGAAGAGGCCACGCCTTGGATTTACCAACTGGCTTGCTGTATGTATCATGATTTTCCTTGCCGCTGGATTGGCCGGCGGCTTTTACCTTGCTCGACTGAGTATCGTATATGGGTATACTGGGGCACTGGCTTGCTACACGGCAGCTTTTGCCCCGATAGGAACTGCCTGCAGTATTGTGCTCAGTAAAATTGTACACAAGAGCGAGGTAGAAAACTCTGGTGCTGATGGAGAAGGAATTAAATTCGCAACTGCTAAAGCACACAATTTTTGTGAGGACGGCATAGAGGGCAGCAAAGAAAGCCCTGCAATATAAAAAAGGAGGATAGAGTGCTATGGATTCTGAATGGGTACGACTGATTGTATCGGTGTTGTCTGGTCTTGCCGCAACTATCCCGCTGGCAATCCAGCTGGTGAAGTATGTGCGGAAAACGATCCAGGACAAAAACTGGCCGGAAGTTGTTAAGCTCGTTACCAGTTACATGGAACGCGCCGAGACGATGTTCGAGAAGGGTGCAGATCGGAAGGAATGGGTCATGGCTATGGTTAAGGCTTCTGCCGATACTGTAAATTATGATCTCGATATGGACAAGATTTCCGATCTGATTGACAGTCTGTGCGATATGAGCAAGATTGTCAACGGTACCTCCAATACGGCGCGATAAGCACTTTGGAGGGACATGACATGAACATGGGAGAGATCTTGGGATGGAGCGGCGGAACGCTCCTTTTGCTTATGACCTTTGTTCAGGTCGCCCCGATCAAGGTAAATCCTTGGTCGGGGTTGGCAAAGAAGATTGGCAGGGCAATCAACGGTGAGGTGTTGAATGAGATCGCCGACATCAAAAAGGAACAACGTGAGACACAGGATAAGCTCGAAAAACATATTCAGGATGATGATGAGCGAGATGCGAATATGCACCGCCAGCGTATTCTGCGGTTCAACATTGAGCTTATGAGGGGTGAGGACTTTACACTTGAGTGTTTTAATGATATGCTCCTTGACATCGACGAGTATGAGAGATTCTGTGAAACACACCCCGGATATAAGAACAACCGAGCGGTCATGGCTATTGCTAACATTAAGCGAGTATACCAAGACCATGAGGAAAACGGTGGGTTCCTTGTATGAATGAAGAGGGGTACAGAAATGTACCCCTCTTTTTTTGCTAATAGTCTCTATTTGACATGGGTGGTATTGGTGTGTATAATATATAAGGTATACACAAACCACGAAGCCTATCTGAGGTTTTAAGGTGTTACCACAAATTTTACCACATTTGACTATCACAAGATAAAACAAGATAAAAGCAAAATGGGTAAAAAAGTTTTGGATTTCATGCGAAATGTGAGATAATAAAGCATGATAAGGCAAGATAGAGCATACCGTGAATTGTTCCCGACAATGAAGACCCTGGACCCAAAGAAGGCTGAAAACAAAGCCGAAAAAGCAGCGGTAAATGGTTCTGCAGAGGCTGCAACCGTGTCCGCGCCAAGCGTACAGATTGATCTTTCCAAGGTGAAAATCGAGCCTTTGTTTGCAGATGATGTAGACTTTGA